GGAGGCTAAAAGTGTAGTTGATGTATTTTCGACTTGCGTCATGTTTAGAAAGGTTAGAAACGATGAAAAGAGTTGCGGTTCTAATCCGCTAAAGGTTAGAAGAATAGAGATTGATGCGAATGGTGTTGCTCATCAAGTTTTGGTTGAATTAGATGAAAGAAAATCTTATATTATTTTCTTTGTATCAAAATCTCGAGAAGGAGATAAAAATCAACAAATTGTAGCCGAAATTGATTTTGGTAGAAATAAAATCGTTGAATTAGGATATACGTATATCGATATGGATTAGTTGGGAGGGTTATATGTGAGTCCAAATGAGTTAAAAAAATATATTATTGATAATGATTTGGCAGAAAAAACCCTAAGAGATATTGGTTGTACTAAAATAAATGCCAATGACAAAGAAATTAGATGTGCTAGACCAAACCACACTAATTCTACATCTTTGGCATTAAATAAAGAAACCTTAAAGGTTACAATATACAGCGAAAATTGGCATGGAGATATTTATGCTTTGGTTATGAAATATAAAAACCTAACGTTTGGTCAATGTATGAAATATTTACACAAATTATATGGTCTAAAATATTCATACAATGGAAAAGTTATTAAAGACGAGGTAAAAAATCCATTAGATATTTTTACAAAAGTAAAAAAACAAAGATGTCAAAATATACAACTCGAAGAAGTTGATGATAATGTTTTGTTAAACTCATTTCCATATTTACATATTTCATTAGTAAAAGAGGGCGTTGCAGAATTTACTAGAGAAGAATTTAATATTGGATATGATTATTATAGACAAGCAATAATTATTCCGCATTATAAATATGATGATGGGAAATTAGTTGGTGTCATGAGGAGAACTACAATTGAAAATTATGAATTGTTTGATATGCCCAAATATTTTCCTATCAAGGCATATCCTAAGGGTAATAATTTATATGGTTTATATAATAATTATTATGGAATACAAACAAATGGATATGTAACTGTTCATGAGGCGGAGAAAAGCGTTTGGAAGAGACATTCTCGTTTTGATTTTACAGGAGTTAGTTTAGGTTGTCATTCGATTAGTAATGAACAAGCAAAAATTTTAATTGGATTAAATGTTGATGTTATAATTAGTTTTGACAAAGATGTGCCATTATTGGATATATATAAGGCTTGTGAGCAATTTTATAACATTCGTAATGTATTTTACCTATATGATAAAAACAACGCTCTACAAGACCATATGGCTCCTGCTGACCTATGTGATAATGATTATAAAGCTATGTTTAATCAAAGGATAAAATATGACGAAAGCAAACATTTGCACTATTTAAAATTATTAGAAGAAAGGGGCGTATAATAATGGGAAGAAATGGTCATAAAGAAAAAATTGAATTACTAAAAAACAAATTTAATGTTGATAAGGTTTGGTCTTGGAGTGAGGTTTCTTGTTATTTACAAGATGAATATGAATATTTTTTAAAATATGTAAAACACATAAAACCAGATAAAACAACAAGCAAAGCGTATTTAGAACTAGGTTCTTGTATTCATGATTTATTACAAAAATATTATGAAGGAAATATAAAAAAAGAGGAAATTGCCAAAAGATTTAAAGATAGATTTGAGGAATTGCAAATATTACAAATTGGTTTTACAAGCGACGAGACAAAAGATGCTCAAATTGCTTATAACTATTATAATAATTTGATAGATTATTGTGAAAACTTTAAACCATTAAAAGGGAACAATTTATGTGAAACCACTGTATACACAAAAGTTGGAAATAGAATATTTATGGGCTATATCGATATGCTAAATATCAACGATGGAATGTTAATGCAACAAGACTTTAAAACGAGTACAATTTACAAAGGTAATAAAATTGAGCAAAACTCACAACAACTAAAATTATATACAATCGGGTTACATCAAACCAAAGGAATTGAATATGATAAAATTAAAACTTGTTGGAATTTTTTAAAATATTATAATATAACTGTACAACAAATTGGAAAAACAAAAGATGGTCAATTAAAATTTAAAGATAGAATTGTCGAGCGTAGAGAGTACGGAAAGGTTTTAAAAAATGATATTAAAAAATGGTTGAAAAAGTTTAATTATGAACCAAAAGAAATTGAAGCATTGTTAGATGAGGTTGAATATAGCAATTCATTAGAGTGTTTGCCGAGCAAAATTCAAGATAAGTTTGTTTTCAATGATTGTTATGTATATGTCGATATTGATGAAAATGTAGAAAAAGAATTTATTGAAAAATTAAGTCAAACTTGTGATGAAATTGAAAATAAAATAAGACTTTATGAGCAAAACGAAGATGATAGTATATTCATGTATGATGTGAATGAAAAGAAAAACAGTTTTTATTTATATAATTTATGTGGTTATAGTGATAAATATCATAAACCATTTGCAATTTATAAAAAACAATTAGAAGATATTGAAAAACAAAAAGAAGAAGATAACTTTGTCAATATGAGTAACCCTAATAAAATTGAGGTTAATGATGTTGATGGTTTCTTTAATTTTTAAAAGGAGGATATTATTATGATTAAAAGAGATTTTCAAGACAAAGGCGAGATTGATTTGTATATTGAGCTTCCAAAGCTAATTACATCTATTTTGTATGAGGCTAACTATACATTTTTATATGACGATGATGCAATTGAGCTTATAGAAAATAAAATTATTAATATAACGACTACAACGGTACGAAATTGTATAGCGTCAATTAATGAAGGTAATGCTCAAGACCATGCTATTACATCCAAATTTGTTGAAGACATGGGAAAGAAAAAATAAGAAAGGGAGCGAAAAATAATGGATGAGTTACATCGGGAATTTATGATAGAGTTTTCCAAAACAAATCAAAGCTATGATGAATTTGAAAAATTATATTACGAATTTTTAATAAATAGCAAACCTTTTCAAGAAACTATTGAATCTATCGAAAATGATTTGAATGTTAAATTAACACTAAAAAATATTTATGATGTTTATATGTGGAATGAGAAAAATATTAATTACTCACGTAAAATCTCCATTAAAGACATATTAAAAGCGTATAGAGAAATTATTTCTTCGTGAATTTGTATTCTATTGTTCCGCTATTATAAGAATTTTCTCTTATGGGAGTTATTAAATCATATAAGTCTTTTATTTCTAGAGTCTCATAATGTCTATTTAATAATTTGCTTTACGAATTGAAGTTTTTTCAAAATAACCCTTGACTTATGTTTAGTTGAGGGTTATTATATATACATAGAAAGAAAATTAATTTAAAAAGAAAGGAAATTAAAAAATGAAATATAATGAATGTAAGGTTATTGCCAACATTAAAAGAGGCGATAAACCCTTGGTATCAAAAGTACCAATAGATGATTTTACAAATGCAATTCAAAATAATTTTGATTATGATTTTGATGGTACAAGTAAATTTTATCCTTATGAGTTACCAAAAGAATTAATTAATGAGATTAATAAAAGCAATGATATTCAAAGTATTGTTATTTGCGGTGCAAGCGGTAGTGGTAAAAGTACATTAGCACAAACATTAACATTTGCAAAATTTACAAACAAACAATACGACAATGCCAAAGCATTAATTAGTAATTTTAAAAGCGTCGAAGATGCGACTAACAGATTGACAAGCGTCGGGTTGAATTCAATTCCTACATGGTGTAGACCTAGAAATGTTTTAAGTGTTGGAGAGGGATTTAGAGCTGATGTTGCCTTAAATATTGATAGCCATACTATTTTTGATGAGTTTACATCAACAATTGATAGAAATGTTGCTAAGAGTTGTGCCAAAGGATTGGGTAAGTATATTAAAGAGCATGATTTACACAATGTTGTATTTGTAAGTTGTCATAAAGATTACATAGATTTTTTACAACCTAGTATTGTAATTGATTTAGACGAGGAATTGATTTATGATTGTCGTGGTCAAGCGCTGGGGGAGTTATTACCTTGCAAGTGTACGAAACAACAAACAAATCGCTTTGGAGATTGTTTGCTAACCATCACTATTTAAGTGCAGACTTAAACAACGCTTGCAAGATGTATATTGCTACTTGGAATGGGGTTATCGTTGCTATGGATAGCGTGTTGCCAATACCGAGTGGTACATTAAAGAATGGTTATAGAGAGCATAGATTAGTTGTGTTGCCTGACTATCAAGGATTGGGAATTGGAACACGATTAAGCAATGCCTTGGGTAATTATTATATTAGCAATGGGAATAAATATTTTTGTCGTAGTACCCATGTTAAATTGGCTAAAAGCAGATTGTTGCCAAACTCTCCTTGGATTGAAACTAGCAGTTCTCGTAAGCTAAGAAAGAATGTTAACGATGGTGTTCACAATCATGGTTTTACATTTGACGATAAAAGGATAGCATATTCATATGAATATGTAGGTATTGACTATAAAACAAAGCCACATTTAAGGGTTGTAATTAGAAAAGACAATGACTTAGAGCATTGTAGAAAAATATTATTACAAATCTTGAATAAATATAAAAATTTTTATATAATTATAGTTATTGGAACTGCCAAACAAGAAGATAATTATAACTATGAAATTGCTTGTAAAGAATTAGGCATTAGAACCGAAGTATTATATATTAAATCGCAAGGAGAATATAGAGAATCTAAAAAAGCCTTGTCGCAAAAGTGTAGATATATAATTCAAAAATAAATATTGTCAAAAAGAGAGGTGTAAAAATGCAAGATAATTATAATATTATTCATTGTCATACACAATTGTCAAACGGAACAACAATTATCGATTCAATAGATGACTATACGAAATTTATTGATAGGGCAAAAGAGTGTGGAATGAAGTCAATTGTCTTTACAGAACATGGAAATTTGTTATCTTGGTATCATAAAAAGACATATGCTGAAAAGCAAGGATTAAAATATATTCATGCGATTGAAGCATATGTCACTGAAACTCATGATGAATTGATTAGGGATAATCGACATATTTGTATTTATTGTAAGAACAAAGAGGCTTTTTATGAATTAAATGAATTAGTTAGTAAGAGTTTTAATAGGGAAAATGTTAAAGTTATTGATGATGTCGTAAGATTTTATTTTTATCCAAGAATATCTATTGACGAATTATTAAATCTAAGTGATAATTTCTACTTTTCATCAGCATGTTTAGGTGGTACAATTTCACCAAGTGCAAGTGAAAGCATGAAAAAAAAGATGATAAAATTCTTTTATGATAACAAAGATAGATGTTTTTTAGAAATTCAACATCATAATGTCGAGGAACAAATTACTTACAACAAACAATTAATTGCTTTACATAATAGATTCGGTATACCTTTAATTGTTGGAACTGACACCCATTGCATTGACCAAAATTCATTTGAGGGTAGAAAAACTTTGCAACAAAGAAAAAAAATTCATTTTGATAGTGAAGATGGTTGGGATTTGTGCTTTAAGGATTATAATGAATTGATTAATGCGTTTGAAAAAACTGGAATTGATATGAAATATGTTTATGAGGGGATTGAAAATACTCATACTTTAGTTAATGGTTGCGAAGAATATGAAATTGATGTTTCATTTAAATATCCAAAATTAAGCGATGACCCTTTAACAACTTTGAAACAAAAGATTTTAAAAGGGATGAAAGACAAATGGGAATATATAAAAGATATTCCCAATGATGTATTAAAACATCGAATTAATGAGGAGTTATCAGTATATCAAAAAACAAACTTAATTGACTTTACTTTATTGCAAAAATATATTCGTGATTGGGAAAAGTCAAATGGTATTTTTTGCGGACCTGGTCGTGGTTCTGTGTCTGGCTCAATGATTGCTTATTTGTTAGATATTACAGAAATGAATAGTATTAAGTTTGACTTAAACTTCTTTAGATATGCCAATCCATCTCGTGTGACCTTGGCTGATATTGATAGCGACTATTATGAAAAGGATAAAAAGAGAATTGATGAATTTATTTTAAAAGATAAATTAAATAATCCTAAATTATATACTTGCCAAATTGTAACATTTAATACCATTGCACTTAAGGGAGCAATTAGAGATGTTTTCCCAACTTTTGGCCATGGCGAAGATGTTATAAGTATGGTTGCTAATTCTACAGAAGATGATAGCTTAGATAAGTATAGAGAGATGTATCCTAACGAATTTAAAATGGTAGATATATTAAATGGTACGATTGTTTCTTTAGGAAATCATCCTGCTGGTTCAATAATTAGTGATAGAAACATTTTTAGGGAGTTTGGTACATTTACTACTAAGGATAGCTTGTACCCCGTCAGTTGTGTCAATATGGGCGAAATTAATTATATGGGATATGTGAAGCTTGACATTCTTGGATTGACGTTTTACTAGTCCAAGTAAAAGTGGGTTATATGCTGGAAACCCCTAAAGACTTTGATACTTGAAACAAAGTGACAATTCAAAGTATGTAACAATGGGCAATCAGCAGGCACGATAAGTTCCGCCTCAACGACTATAAGAATATCTTATTTATATATGAGTGATTGTATATAAAAACCCCACTAGCGAATAATATTCGTGAATTATATAGTCTGAACATCATGTGAAAAACATGAGAGATAAGCAGAAATGACTTATCCACTATGCAAAAAAAAAATAATTAAGGTGATTGATAGATTGTGAAAATAACAAAAGAATTGTTGTGTGAAAAATTATTAGAAATTTATAAAGAAAAGGGTAATGTATATTTAAAAGACTTTAGCAAAGATAGCGGTTTAGATATAAATGCTCAATGGTATTTTAACAAATACGGAGGATTTAAGAAAGTTTGCGAAGAATTAGGAATTAAATTAAAAAAATATAATGAAATTGATAAAAAGTTTATTGACAATGTTGTCTCGAAAATGATGGTTGATAATATTCCAATAAAAAAAGATACTTTGACAAAATATGGTGTTAATAGTAGCACAGTAAGAAGAATTTTTGGAGGCTATAACAACTTGTTAAAAAGTTATAATTTGAAAATCAATACCCCTAAGAATGTGTCTAAAGATGAGTTGGTTGAAGATGTGTTGAAAGTAGTTAACTATTTTAATAAGGTGGACTATGGAATATATAAACAACATGGTTCTTATAGTAGCACCACTATAAGAAAGTATTTTGGGGGTTGGAATGATATGATTGAACAATTGGGATATGAGCCACAAAATAAAGTTTATGGAAAAGAGTATATTTTAAAGGAATTAGAGAGATGTTATAATTTATATGGATTCATATCTAAATATGTTATTGATTTAGAATGTGACTTTACATATCAGGCTATTTCAACTTATTTTAATAAAGAAGAATTATTTGAATTATTTGGAAACAATTATCGTTCTTATGGAAATATGAGTAGTGGCATGATTATTATTACTAAAATGTTGGATGAAAAAAATATAAAGTATCAATTAGAAAAAACATGGGATTGGTTAGTCAACGACAAAACCAACAAACATATGTTTGTAGATATTTATATCGAGTCTTTAAATTTGGTAATTGAGTTTGATGGAAATCAACATTTTAGATATAGTAAACATTTTCATAAAAATAAGCAAAAATTTTTAAATAGTCAATATAGGGATAAACTTAAAGAAAAATTATTATGCAAACACAACATTAAATTAGAGAGAATAAGTTACAAAGATAACATTACAAACAAATTATTAAATATTATAAAATAGCATAGTGTAACAAATTTGTAGACAACGTCGGGTTAATTAATGAAACTTGCAAATTAGCCAATATTCCTAGAATGATGCCCGACAATGTAGATTTAGAGGATGAAAAAGTTTGGAAAGACATTGCCAAAGACACCATTGGGATATTCCAAATGGAATCCCCATTAGGATATAAAACATTGTCAAATATGTTTAGTGAAAAAACGTTATCAAAAATAGAAGAGACAAATCAAAACATCTCTAAAATCAAATTAATGAGTTTTGCTAACGGGCTAATCAGACCTGGTTGTGCGAGTTTTCGAGACGAGGCAACCAATGGAGAATTTTATCATAATGGTTTAAAAGAGTTAGATGATTTTTTAAGTCCAACATTAGGTAGACTAGTAATGCAAGAACAAATTATGATGTTCTTAGTAAAATTTTGTGGATATTCGATGGCGGAGTCAGATAATGTTCGAAGAGCAATTAGTAAAAAATCTGGCACTGAATCTTTGTTGCCAGAAATAGAAAGCAGATTTATTTCATATACTTCTCAAGAATATAATGTTCCTGTTACAAAATGTAAAGAAATTATTAAACCATTTATTCAAGCTATATTGGATGCAAGTTCATATGGTTTCTCATTTAATCACTCTGATGCTTATTCTTGTATTGGTTATATTTGTGGTTATTTAAGATATTATTATCCGTTGGAGTTTATTACTACCTTTATGAATATTTTTGGTGACAATCATGAGAAAGTTGAGAGAATTACTAACTATGCCAAAGGTGTAGGTATTACATTCGCAAATTGGAAATTTAGATATTCTAAATCATTTTATTTCTTCGATAAAGATAGTAAAGTGATTTATAAAGGATTGTCGAATATAAAAAGTATCGGGGAACAAGTTGGCGATGATTTGTATTTATTGAGAAACAATGAGTATGATAGTTTTGTTGACTTGTTATGTGAATTATTAAAAATCAAGTCTATTAATTTTGGAATGTTAAAAATATTAATTATGTTAGATTTTTTTGAAGAGTTTGGAAAGTCACAAAAGTTATTGACAATTTTAGATTATTTTGATAGATTTTATAATAAGAAGCAATTTTCAACGAGTGATAATATTGTTTTTGATAGCGAATATAAACTAAAATATGCTCCAAAAGAAAAGAAGATAATTAAATCATATGAAGTAGATATTGAAAAGGTTGGTCAATATTGTAATAAAAAAACACCAAAAAGATATAGTGAGTTTGATTGCATTTCGTTTTTAAAAGATATAGAAAAAGAGATTGAAAATAAAAGTATACCGCTTAAACTTATATTAAGAGTTCAAAGTGACTTTGTTGGAAACATTGTTTATTCAAACAATGATTTAAAATCAATTTATTATGTAGTGGAGTATAAAACTTATAGAGATGAATGTAAACCTTATATGAAATTATATAACTTGCAAAATGGTGAAATTATTTCTACGAATACCAAAAATAGATTTAATTTTCTAAAACAACCATTTAAGTTAAATAGTATAATAAAGGTCAATACATTCAAAGAAGAGTTTAAGAAGAAAAAAATAGTTACTGATAAGGGTAAAGAAAAATGGATAGATACTGATGAGAAAAAGGAGTTAGTTGAAGCATGGACTACTTTGTCATATTAGGAGGGAGATAGTGTTATATGAATGAAATTAAAACAAGTGTATATGTTAAGAAAATCGTATATCGCAAAGGAGATTGGGGTATCTATTCCCTTCTCGATATTGAAAGTAATGAAACGTTTACTGCTAAAGGGATATTTCCAGAACCAAAATCAAACGTTGTTTATTCACTTATTGGAAATTGGGTTAATGATGAAAAGTATGGAAAACAAGTAGACATTGTTTTTGTTAATGAGTCAATCGATGTTGATAAGATGAATGTTGATAGCTTTTTGGGAATTATTTTAACCCCTCGACAAATTAAATCATTTAAAGAGGTGTATGATAATCCAATCGAAGTTATAGCGAGCGAAGATATTGATTCAATTACTAAGGTTAAGGGGATTGGAGAGTCTAGTGCAAAGAAGTTAATTGAAAGATTTACGCTTAATAAAAAATATTTTAGTTTTATTAGTGCTATGAGCCAATATGGCTTAACTGCGAACACTATTAAAACTATAGCTAATATTTATCCAGATGTGTCAAAAGCGGTCTATATGATACAACACGACCCTTATAGGTTGATTATAGATGTTCCTGGAATTGGTTGGGCTAAAGCGGATGAAATAGCATTAAAAGTCGGCATTAAGAAATTTAGCACATATCGAATCGGGGGATATATTATACACACATTACTAGAAAGTAATAGTAACGGTGATACATGGTTAAATTCGCAACAAATTGTAGATAAGGTTTATACATTATTTCCTGATATGGTTTTAGATGAGCAAACTAAGAAAAAAATTATTTTATCGACACGAGATGCTTTGGATGAATTGGTTGATAAAAACATTGTATGGAGAAACGAGGAACGAACTAAAATATCCATGGTTAAAACTAGGAATTTAGAGGTGGGTATTTGTCGTGAATTGATGAGATTGTTAAAACAAGATAGACAAATGAGTAAAGATGAAGTAGAAGAATTTAATAAAAGAATGTCTCAAGTAGAAGAAGAGCAAGGATTTAAATATAGCGATGAGCAAGCCAATGCAATTAAATTGGCGTTAAGCAAAAATGTTTTAGCCATTAACTCTCCTGCTGGTACTGGAAAAACAACTGTTGTAAAAGGCATTATTTCTTGTTCTAATGAATGTTATAATTTAACTGCTTTGTCTGGTATGGCTGCGTCAAGATTAGGTGAAGTTGTGGGGCAAGATGGTTCAACAATTCATAGATTATTAGGATATGGTCTTGGGGATGGTGGAGAATGGTTAAAGAATAGGGATAATCCGCTAATGGATAGCGTTATTCTTGACGAAAGCTCTATGGTTGATGGGGAGTTATTCTACAGATTAGTACAATCTATTGATGACGGAAAACAACTAATTATGTTAGGTGATTTAGCACAATTAGAATCGCTTGGTGCTTGTTCGGTATTTAGAGATATTGTTAATAGTGGAGTTGTTCCAGTGGTTGAATTTACGCAAATATTTAGACAAGCTAAAAAGTCCGCCATTATAACAGAGGCGACAAAGGTAAGAATGAAAGAGTCATTATGTTCTAATGATTTTTATGGAAATGACATTAGAGGAGAAATGAAGGATTTTTTATTACAAACCTATGCTGAAAACAAATTGACATTGCCATATGTTTTAAAATATTATGAAAAAAGCGTAGAAGCAACCCAAGATACATCTAAAATACAAATTATTTCACCAATGCGAAATAAAGGAGATTCGTCTTGTTTAAGCCTTAATAGACATATTCAAAAATATTTGTTAAGCAACGCTTATATTAGGGGCAAACCACTACAAATTAATAAGGATTATTCAATATATGTAGGTGACAGAATTATTAACACAAAAAATAAAACAAAGATTGAGACAAGTGATGGTCTTGTAGATGTGTTCAACGGTTATCAAGGCAAAGTTGTTTCAATTGATTATAAAAACAATTCATTTGTTTGTGACTTTGATTTATGCGGAGAAGTCGAAGTCGACTATAAAATGTTTGATTCTATTGATTTGGCATATGCAATCACTTGTCATAAATTTCAAGGCTCTCAAAGAGATATTGTGATTGGAGCATTAGATTATACAGCATATAAATTATTGAATAAGGAATTGCTATATACAATGATTACTAGGGCTAAGAAAAGATGTATTCTTTGTGCTAAAACAGATGCTTTAATACATGCTACACGAACAAGCGGTGTTCAAGCACGCCAAACATTCTTATGTGGGTTGTTGAAGGAGGAGAGTTAAATGTTAGAAGAAGTGACAACAAAGGTCGACAACGCTATCGATGAAAATAGTATTGATATTGATAATTTTCCAAATGCAAACGATATGAAAGCTATATCAAAATTAAAATATTTGGAATTATACAAAAAAGAAAGTACTAGATTAATTACATTAGCGAGTGAAAGCATTTTTAATAGTGCAAAAAGTGGAAAGTTATCAACAAGCATATATGTGTCAAACGATAATAATGCAACAAATGAGGCTATTAAAAAAGTTGTTGACTTTTTTGAGAAAAAATATTATTATGTAAGAGTAATCAATACGATGGATATACAAGAAGAAATATTTATATCATGGGAACAATAAGGAGGATAAAATGAAAAAAATCATAGAACTAGAAGATACAATCGAAATGATGAATAGCAACGATTATAAAGAAAGGTTTAGGGGTGAGTATTTTCAAGCAAAAATCCGTTATGATAAATTGGATGCGATGACAGTCAAATATGAAGCTGGTACATTGACATTTACGCCAAAATGTTCATTAGAATTATTGAAAGAACAAAAGAAATATATGGGTAACTATATTCGTTGTTTAAAAATTAGAGCAAAAATCGAAGGCATTGAATTAGATAAGGAGTGATAAATATGGATGGAGATACGTTTTTAAACATTGCAACAGAACTTGTTTGGGATTATTACAAAGAAAAATATGAAAACGATGATAGTTTTTCTTTTGATAATTTTAATACGTTTATTGTTTGGGCTTGTAAAACATTGCAAAACAATAAAGCTATCATAGCAACAAATGTAGATAATCGTTTGTTTGAGGCGACAAACAATGGAGATGCAAAAGAAGTCTATGTCGATGTATATGATAAAGTAGACAATATTCTTGTGAGATTATAGAATATGAGAGAAATATTCGTAGTATTTAAAGAATTGTGGGGTATAGGTTTGTGGCTTCGAATTATATTGTCGTTTGTTGTCGCAGTATTAATTATCGACCTATTTATAATTGTGTATATGCATGGAGGATTTCTCTTAGTCGTTGCTTTGTTCGTAGCAATGGTATATTGGTTGCTTAATTTTATATTAAAAGAAAGAGAGGAATGTTATGGAAATAACAAAAAGAGATGGTAGAAAAGTAAATTTTGATGTAACTAAAATAGAAGTTGCTATCACAAAGGCTTTTAAAGAAGTTTACGGTTCAACAAATGTGTTTGACAAAGATATTAAAAAGGTCTTACGTAGTGTGTATGATAAGATTAAAAAAATTAATAATGATATTAACGTCGAAGAAATCCAAAATAATATAGAGAGTACGCTTTGTGATTTTGGGTACGTTGATGTTGCTCGAGCGTTCATTCGATATAGATATAAGAGAGAACTGATTAGAGAAACAAATAAAAGAGATGAGAGTATTTTGGATTTATTAAAGTGTAACAACGAAGAAATAATGAAGGAAAATTCTCATAAAGACGCCACTATCGCATCAGTTCAAAGAGATTATATTGCTGGCGAGGTTTGCAAGGATTTGGCTAAAAGGTTGGTTTTACCAAAAGATATTGCTAGAGCGCACGAAGAAGGTATCTTACATTTTCATGATATGGATGTAAGCCCAGTAATGAATGAGTTTAATTGTTGTTTGGTTAATATTAAAGATATGTTGGATAATGGTACTATAATTAATGGAACTAAGATTGATAGTCCTAGTTCGTTTACGACTGCTTGTACTATTATGACGCAAATCATTGCAAGCGTAGCAAGTGGTCAATACGGTTTAAAATTCGCTGCCGTATCAAAACAACTTTAACCATAAATATGGGTGTCCTATTATATAGGGCTAACGAGGGAGGTTGGAAAAGCTAATCTCGTGTTTAATAAATAATATAAGAAGAGGTTTGGAAATGACACAAAAAGAAAAAGTGAAAGAACTAAAAGAAACTATCGAATATTTATATTGCAAGGAAGGTAGGTCAAAAAGTTATATATCAAGATTGTTGGTTGTTGATAGAAAAACATTATCAATTCAAATAGACGATTGGGGATTAATTAAAGCCAACGCTCATTATTTAACTCCATCAAATCAAAAATTTGCCAACAAAAATAAACAACTTGTTAAATCAAGGTTGGATAATGATATAAGTATTGGCAAGATTGCCAATGAGTTAGGAGTATCTTATGATTATTTGCAAAACATCATTAATAGAGTTGATATTTTACGTAAAGCAAAACATGATTATAAGAAAAGATTAGATGAAAGAGCGAGAGTAAGAAAAGAGCAATCTATAAATAAATCTAGTCGAATGTATAATTTTGATAAAATCGATGGGGAGATTTGGAAAGAAATATTAGGATATGATGGATATTATGTTTCTAATATGGGAAGAATTAAAAGATATTCAAAACATTATAATAAGTGCTATTTATTAGTTCAACAAAAAAATTCATATAGTGGAAGAATGTATGTAAAAATAAAAAACAAAGGTTTACAAGTGGCTAGATTGGTAGGTTTTGCATTTGTTGACGGATATTCAAAACAATGTAATACAATAGAACACAAAGATAATAATATAACTAATAACAAATGGGATAATTTAATGTGGGTTTCACAATCGACAAATAATAAATTAGCCTATAAGAAAGGCAGACCAATTAATATTGCATATCAAAAACATGGAAAGTTTAAAAAGATTCTATTAGATGACAAATATGAGTTTAAAACAATAACAGCATTGGCTAATTTTTTAGAAAAATCAATATCTCAAGTATATAGATATATTGACGGAGAGTGTAAATTCGATAGAAAAATAGAAATTATTTATTAAATGTAACGACTAATTGTAAACAATGGGCGAAACTCCCATTGTTGAAACAAGTTGGTTAAGAACACAAACTTAACAAGAAATAGTCTAAGCTATATTTAGAACACAAACTTATATAGCATGGGTCAAAGTATTAATATCAAACATTTGGGAAAATATTTAAAAAGAAGTTACGATAAGTATTTAAAATTATTTAAAGATTGTGATAAAGATAACAAAGAAAAAAATGCAAAAAAAATGATGTTGAAGGATTTGCGAGATGGCGTACAAACCATTCAATATCAAATTAATACAATTCAATCGACACAAGGTCAAACACCATTTGTGACATTATTTTTGGAATTAGACCATAACGATGATTATATTGACTATACAGCACTAATCATTGAAGAAATATTAAAACAAAGAATTTTGGGCGTAAAAAACGAAGTTGGTGTTTATATTACCCCAGTATTCCCTAAATTAGTTTTTGTTTTAGACGATTGGAATAATCTAACTGGTGGAAAATATGATTATATTACTAAATTAGCTTGCGAATGCACTGCTAAAAGAATGTACCCTGATTATGTCTCAGCAAAAATTATGAGAGAGAGATATGAAGGCAATTCATTTAGCCCCATGGGTTGCAGAAGCTTCCTTTCACCATGGAAAGATGAAAATGGAGAGTATAAATTTGAGGGCAGATTTAATTGTGGCGTTGTTTCATTAAACTTGCCTCAAATTGCGTTGGAAGTCAATGAATTTAATGGCGAATACAAATTAAAAAAATTTAAAGAATTATTGGACGAAAGATTGGAATTATGTAAAAAAGCATTAGAATTTAGACATGATTCTTTAATAGGAACAAAATCTGATATTAGTCCAATTCATTGGCAAGCTGGTGGAATAGCGAGATTAAAAAAAGGAGAAGTTATAGATAAATATTTATTTAATAACTACTCCACATTAAGTTTGGGTTATATTGGGTTATATGAAGTTACCAAGTTGATGACAGGGGAAAGCCATACAAGTAAAAATGGTCATGAATTTGCAATGTGGTTAATAACTTATTTAAAGGATGTTGCAAAAAAATGGAAAGATGAAACTGGTTATGGTCAATCATTATATGCTACTCCTAGCGAAGGGTTGTGCTACAGATTTGCTAAAATCGATAAAGAAAAATATGGCTCAATCAAAGATATAACAGACAAAAATTATTATACCAATTCATTTCATGTTGATGTTAGAGAACCAATAAATGCTTTTGACAAATTCATGTTTGAATCTGAGTTTCAAAAATTGAGTAGCGGAGGTTGTATTTCTTTTTGTGAAATTCCAAACTTGACTAAAAATGTTGAGGTTATTCAAGAATTGGTGAAATTTATTTATGACAATGTTCAATACGGGGAGTTCAATACAAAATTAGATTGTTGTATGGAATGTGGATTTAGCGGAGAATTATTATTAGATGATAATAATGAATGGTATTGTCCTAATTGTGGTAATCATAATCATGATACTATGAATGTAATTAGAAGAACTTGTGGTTATTTGGGTGACAATTTTTGGAACGATGGTAAGACCGAAGAAATTAAGTCTCGTGTATTGCATTTAGGAATGGATTAAGTTAAGGGGGGAAACAATATGGATAAAAACAACAAAACAACCAACAATGAAGAATTAAATGAATTATTACAACTTCAAAATCAACAATTAAGAGAAAATATTATTAAAATTCAAGGTGTTTGCGAATTCCTAGATAATCGTGTTCAAACTTTAACCGAGGCATTGAGATTGGCAAAAGAGGAATTATCGAAAAGAGCGTTGTTAGAAAACGAAGGACTTCCAAAAGAAAATGAAACAAAGAAAAAATGAGGTAAGAAATAATGTATTAACTAAAATAAGGGATATTAATCCCTTATTTTTTTACAAAATATAATCAAATACATATTGACAATATTATTAACTTAGTATAAAATAGTGTTATAAGATATAAAAGGAGGATTTAAAAATGAAAATTTATTACAGTCTTGACGGATATGAACAATTTCTATTCTATCAAGAAATGATGTTCGGTACTTATTATTCGTTGTTGGGTGATGAGTTGGTTTATGATGTTGATGATGTTAATGATATTCTTAACAAAAAATGTCATGATTGCCTTGGTTATAAAATTGGCGGTGCTTGCTTTGGTGCAAACGTTGACAAAAACGCATTAAAAACATTAAATGATTTTCATAGTGGAGGTACATTGATAGCTATTAATAAAAATATTCTTGCTTTAATAATATTCATTCCAAGTGATTACACCAAAGAAAATAAGGACGCTTATTACATTGTAAAGTACAAAATTCTTAGCTTGCGACAAGGAATATATCGTGTTTTGATTGATACTTATGAAAATAATAAATATGTATATTTTAGAGGTGGTAAAAATAGTTATTCTTATGTAGAAAAATGCCTTGATGTTTTACATAAAAAAAGTTCGTTTATTGGTTTTGATGATATAAGAGAGATAAGTAATGAATTGTCGAGATACCAACCACGAGAAATTAACATTGATGGCGAAAAAGTATATATCAATATGTTTGAGGAGGTACAATAATGGAAAAATCAAAAATGTTTCAACTTATTTGTTTTTTATTGGCGATTATTACTTCGCTATGTAATATAGCCAATGCTATTATCAAAGGGAATGTATGTTTAGCAATCATGAATATTGTTATTTATATTTGTGCTTTGGGCGGTTGTTTATTCACGTTGAGGAAATAATAATGAATAAAAATAAAATAGTTCAATTAATAATTTGTTTATTGCTTGCATGGCTTGGAGTGTTCATATTTTATCATGCGATTAAAATTGCTTTGATTTGGCTTGTTCTATATGCAACAGCATTAATATTCCTTGGCAACAAAGATTAATAGAGGAGGGGTAAATTTGTTTGATGTAGGTATTTTAGATAATGTTATATATTATGCACATTCATACAAACTTGACGAACTTAGAAAAGGTATGATAGTATATGACCGTAGGCTAAGGCGTATTGCGGAGATTGTTAATGTATACTATTCTTGTCAACTTATATACCTTAGAGATGTTTATGGTGGAATTAGATTTGAAAATGGTAGATTTTGGGCGTTAAAGGAGTGATAAAAATGAAAAAGATTAATTACAATTAAAGGCGTAAAGCCCACTCCTTTAGGTGTGAGATGGATAGCCTAAAATAATATATAAAATGTGTATAAAACTATTGCAAACATACACATGTTGTGATATATTAATATTATGGAAAATAATTATAGACATACAAACACGACGGTATCTTTGATAAATTATCATTTTGTTTTTTGTCCAAGATATAGAAGAAAGATTTTTCTGATACCTAACGTAGAACAACGATTTAAAGAACTGGTCAAATTAAAATGTCAGGAGTTAGAAATTGAAATCATAGCAATAGAATGTGATAAAGACCACTCTCATATGTTCTTAAATTGTCTACCTACGTTAAGTCCATCAAACATTATGCAACAAATAAAAGGATATACAAGTAAGATTTTAAGAGAAGAATTTTATCAACTTCAAAAAATGCCTAGCCTTTGGACTAGAAGTTATTTTGTTTCAACTGCTGGAAATGTTTGTAGTGAAACGATTAAACAATATGTCGAAAATCAGAAAAAGAGGTATTGATATGACAAGAGAAGAAAAAGAAGATAGAAAATTAGAATTGTTTGATAACATACTATTTGGAGAAAAAATGATAGCAAGAGGTGAGGCAACAAGAGAAGAACTTCAATCACAATTTGATGAGATAGAAAAAGAATTAAAAAAATTAAATTAAAAAGCGAATAATATTATAGAAAGTGAGGTGAATATTTATGGCAAATTTTGTGGTTCAATTTCCTTTAAAAACTGAAAAATATCAAGAAGATATGTTAGACAAACGATTTGAAATCGGAAGAAAAATATACAATTCTTTGGTTAATGTAACACAAAAACGATATAAAGAAATGACTAAAACGAAGAAATATCGTAATCTTATATCTTCATTATCAAACGACAAGAAAAAAGATAAAGATATTTGGAAACAAATAAATGAAATGCGTAAACAATACGGAATGTCTGAATATTCATTTCACGAAGATGTAAAGAAAATGCAAAAACATTTTAAGGACAACATTGATTCTTTCACTGCTCAAAAAATAGCAACCACATTATGGAAGTCATATGATAAATTGTTTTTTGGCAATGGAGATAAAATACATTATAAAAAATATGATTCATTAAATTCTCTTGAAGGAAAATCTAATAACACTGGGATTCGTTTCAAGGATGATTATTTGATTTGGAACGGATTAAATATACCAGTGTTAATTGATTATGATAATTATTATGAATATCAAGCAATGTAATGTGACATTTCTTATTGTAGAATGCTTAGAAAATTTATTCATAATAAAAATCACTATTATATTCAGATTGTATTTAAAGGAAATCCACCTGTAAAAGTAAATACAAATATTGGTGAGATAAAGCACACTATTGGATATGGTGATGTTGGTTTGGATATTGGTACTAGCACCGTTGCTATTTCAAGTGAATCAGACGTAAAAATATTAGAACTTGCTGATAAAGTTCAAAATATAGAAAATCAGAAAAGGCTTCTTCTTAGAAAAATGGATAGAAGTAAACGTGCCACAAATCTTAATAATTTTAATGAAGATGGTACAATAAAAAAACAAGGAAACAAAAAAGTAACTTGGAATAAATCAAATCATTATATTAAATATCAAAATCAACTTAAAGAATTATACAGAAAACAAGCAGATATAAGAAAATATCAGCATGAATGCTTAGCAAATTATATCATATCTCTTGGTAATAAAGTGTATGTTGAAAAGATGAATTTTGCAGGACTTCAAAAACGTGCTAAGAATACAAAAAAGAACGACAAAGGAAAGTTTAAGCGAAAGAAACGTTTTGGTAAGTCATTGGCAAATAAAGCACCATCAATGTTATTAACTATCATAGATAGAAAACTAAGATATTATGGTGAAAAATTGATTGAGATAAATACCTATAAGGCAAAGGCAAGCCAGTTCAATCATTTTGATGGCACTTATAATAAGAAATCATTGTCTCAAAGATGGAATGATTTTGATGGTATAAAAATACAAAGAGATATATATAGTGCTTTTCTGATAATGAATATAAATAATGATTTGGAAAGTTTTAATATTGATAAATGTAATAACAGATTTGATAATTTCAAGAAACTACATGATATAGAAGTAAATAGATTAAGAGGATGTAAAAATCTTAGTAGTATAGCAATATAAACAGAGAAAACATAAATAGGTTTAGACATGAGCCTAATGCTATCGTTAAATTCTTATTGTAGAATTTGATAGTAAAAGTCTTAATGAAATAGATTAGTCTTAATAGCATTCGTGTTATTTTGGAAATCTATGTAGTTAAGAACCCAATGTGCTTTAGCCGTTGGAGTGTCAGGATGCTTTTGAAAATTTGATTTATAAGTATTATGATTTAGTTGAGAAATATGATAAATGTGAAAAAGCACTAGATAAAGCGTGCAAACAATTAACGCACGCCTATCCATTTGGAGTGAACAAATGCGAAACCGATGCGTGGGATGATAGTTGGAAGGAGTGGGCGTTTAAAAATGATGAAAGATAAGGATATAGAATTATTAGAAGGAACTGATGGGGTAGAGTTTGTTAACTTGGAACAATTAGCACAAGCATATGTTGAAAGTATAACGAGAGGATTTAACTCTCATGATATGGTATTTAAAGAAAATTATATTGCTATTAGTTCTCCAAGCCCCAAAAGTAATTATTGCGGATATCATAAAACTCTTGCATATGAAATTTATGATTATAAAGAATTTTTCGAAGAAGAGTTGCCAACATTATTTAGTGATGTTTTAAATTTTTCAATGAATAAGGGTTATAATGAAGCGATTGTAGATATAGTTGAGAAGGTTGAGACGATGGAGCGATGAAAACTAAAAGAGAGTATGAAGAGGCTTTTGATTTAATCAATATATTTACAAGTTGTGGTTGCAATGAGGTTGATAATTGTAATTGTTGTATTGCCTATAATAAGAGACTAAAACAACAACATGGATGTGAATTAGATTTAGTATTAAATATGTTTAAAGAATTAATCGATGAACATTTTGAACTTTTAGATGGAATACAAAGAATTATTGATAAAGCAAAAGAATTAAGCGATTCAAACGATGAACTAAAAGGATTATATTTTATTGCACCATACAAGTTCGAAGATTTAAAGCCTAATATGTGGGTTTATGATGATATTGAAAAACTTATTTGCCAAATTGGATTGATTAGCAAAAATGCAGTTCATAGAAAATACGTTGATGGTACAATATCCGATAGTCCATTCGAAGAAAATCGTTTCTTTCCAGCGCAATGCGCCAATATAATTAGGAGGTAATTAAATATGTGCGAAGAACTTAAGGAAAATATTATACTTTCTCACGATGACTATATGGAAACGTTGAGACGGTTAGAAGCTGACGCCAAAGGAGAAGAATTTATTGATGGTCAAGCATATGCTATTGGTGGATTTGATTTTGAGTGTTTAAGAAATTTAGTTGATGCCTATGATAAATTGCTTGTTGATTATGATATATTAGAAACTCAAACTCGTGCCAGGGAATATAGGCTCGACCAAAAGGTGAATGAATGTTTAAAATTAAGAAAAGAAAATAAAGAATTAAGAATCGAAATTGAGTGTATGTATAATGAAATACACAAATTGAAAGGATGGTAATTAATGTGCATGAAGATGAATTTTTAGAAAAGGAAGAATATTTGGAAATTCTTAAGTCTTTTGTTAAAAAAGATGGTTCTCCATACAACCAAAATGATTATGAGTTTGACCATTTCTATGCTTTGATTATTAATTGTTTTAATTTATTGAAAAAATACCAAAAGCTATGTAATGACTACGATGTCTTAGAAATGCAAAAATTAGATTTAGAACAAAAATATATTAAGTCAATTGATACCATAGATGATTTGTCACAAATGGTTTACGAACGAGTTGTGATGGGATGGGGATTATATGAGTAATTATGTTAAGATTAAAAACTTTTCAATAGAAAATGGCGAAGGAATTCGTACAAGTATTTTCTTTTCAGGTTGTGAATTCGCTTGTCGTGGATGTTTCAACAAAGATATTCAAGGTTTTAATGTTGGAAAACCATTTACCAAAGAAGTTTATGAGAATGAAATTAAACCAACAATAAACGAACACATTGCAGGCATTAGTGTGTTAGGAGGAGAACCATTGCACCCAAGAAACGTATTAGCAACTTGGTTGTTGACCACATGGTTCAAAGGAGATTTTCCTAAAAAAAGCATTTGGCTATGGTCGGGGTATACTTGGGAAGAACTTGTGGATATAATGGTACAAGATTGTGAAACTTATAGTTCAAGTTGGCATTGCCAACAAAGACTTCGCAAAATATTAGAAAATATTGACATTCTTGTTGATGGGCGATTTGTAGAAAGAGAAAAAGATTTAACTTTAAAATGGAGAGGGTCAAAAAATCAACGGGTAATATCAGTCAAAGATACTTTAGAAAGAGGAGAAATTGTTGAATATTGTGAATAAAGAAGACATTAAATTATCCCAAGAAGAACTTAAGTTTTTAATTATTGGGATAGAGAGTGGTTTTTACCATCCAAGTAAACAAGAATTAAAAGTATATTATTGGGATAAAAACATTGCAAAGAAAAGGAGTGAGAACAACTATGAAATTATTGAACAAAAAATTTGCTAATAATGAGAGAGTAGTCATTAAACACAATGGATATTATTATCAAGGTAAAGTTATTGGTCAAAAAGGAATATCACGAATTATAGTGTTTGAGTCTTTTGGCGAACCAATTGTTGTCAAGAGAAATATTTTTAGAATATATTCTTATTATGGCACTATATAGAACGATATAAATATCGTTCTATTTTATGTCATATCAAACACCACAAAGCCAATATGGAGTTGTGGTAAGGCGTTTACATTTAATGCCATAAACAGTACCCAAAACTAAAACAAGCGCCATATGGCTTTATATTGACTTTGAATAATTATTAAAAAACATTTATTTTATAATTGACATATATTTATAATGGTGGTATTATGTATTTGTAAGATAAAGGAGGAACGAGAAAGATGGAACTTACAATTAATGAATTTACTTTTAAATATTTTATTTATAATAAAAACAGTACATACAATGAGTACCCTAATTGGTTAAAACAACTTAGCGACAAAGAGATATTAACATTTAAGGATATTGATGGTTGTCGTGAATGTTTCTTAGTGTTACCAACACAATGGAACTTAATTAATGATAACGATGTTATTTGTTGTAATGATATTGTTGGCGAATTTGTGTTGACACAAGAGCAATTTGAGCAAATTCAAAAATACGTTGATAATAAGTAGGTGTTAGATATGGAAATTATAAAAACAATTCTATTTGGCTTAGGTATATTTTGGATGCTTGAAATATTTTGGTTGATAAACTTTGAAGATAGAGTTAAAAATGATAAAGATTACGCAAGAAGAGAGGATGATGAGCAATGATGTTGCGTGAAAACAAAGCGTTACAAGAATTTAAACAAGAGTTAATCGAAGAAACTTTGATTAAACAAAAAGAACAATTAGGAAATATGTTTGACAAACAAAAAGAATTAGATGAACGTATTTTAAATGGTGATAAATATCACTACAGAGAAGTTCTAATGGCGTTATTTGTAGAGCTGGGAGAGTTCATGAATGAAATACCAACAAAGTTTAAGTATTGGAAAAAGAGCGCCAAAGATGATTATGAAAAGGCGCTAGAAGAATATGTCGATTGTTTACACTTCGCAATGAGTTTAGCCATTGTGGAAGAAAAGGGATTATATCGATGCAAAGAATATTGTAAGTGTTATGATGCGGTTCAAAGTGAATATTTTTCACATACGTATCGATGTGACTACTTTGACATGATGATTATTATTCTTGACGCTTATGGAATAGCGAGAGTACAAAAACTATTTGAATTAGGAATTACTGTTGGATTTACATGGGATGAGATTTATAGTATGTATTTAAAGAAAAATAAAATTAATCATAAAAGACAAGATGATAAATATTAATTAAGGGAGGCAAATAAAAATGATTAAACTACAGGATAATATTGTTATTGATGCTGATAAATATGGATATGTAGCAAAAAGATATATTGGCTTAAACAAAAAGGGAGAAGAGATGTTTGAGGTTATTGGCTATCATGTTGAGATTTGTGGCGTGTTAGAATGTGTCGTTCGATACTTACAAAGGATTTGTGTTCGAGACAAAGATATGGATATTCATCAAGCAATTAAAGAATTGGTAGAAATTAATAGAGCGTGGTATAATGTCTTAAATGAAAATTTACCAAAATTAGAAAAATTAGGAAAATAAAATATGAGTGAATAAGATTGGGAAGAATGGGTTGAATATTGGTGTAATGAATTACTTAATCGAATAATCGAAGAAGACATTAAAATACAAAATAATAAACATGGAACGAGGAAATAAAAAATGAAAAGAAACGAAGTAAAAGTAAAGTTAAATATCATTGAAACTTATGAAGTGCCTAGGGTTATTGAAGTGACAATGACGCCACAACAATATAAAAATTATGAAAATGGAGAATGTGGGTTAGATAAGATTTTAAGAAAATCTCATAACATTCTTGAAGTAAAACAAAATTCAAGTGAACTAACTACTAAAGAAAGAGGGTTTTCAAAACTTAAGACATCTAGCTTTGTTAAAGATATAAAACTATCAAAATGTAATAATATGGATATTTTATACAGCAATACCGAAGTGGAGGAGATTGAATATGAATAACAAATATCACAATTTATCACAAGTTAATATTAATTCTTTTATGGAGGCTAGACCAGGATTACCACAAACCGTATTTGGTTGTTTGCAAACTATGATTAGAGAAGCAATAAAAACAAGAAGTAATTTGTTGCTTTGTGGAGATATTTTTCGTGGAGTGGGAAAAACTCGTTTGTTATTAGATTTCAAAAGAGGCGATAACTTATTAACATTGACTCGTAGACAAAGTGAACTCAAAGAACCATATACACCATTACAACTAGTTCTTACAGAATATAATAACAAAAATAGCTATAAGCCGATTATCTTAGTTGATGATATTGACGAAAGATATGCCCTAAGATTAATTAATCAAGGCAATATTGTTATCGGTTTTGTAAGAAGGAAATGTTACGATTATGTCATCTAAGGATTGGTATTTGGTGTTGTGTGTTTTGGGTACTTGCATATGTGTGCTTTTACAATATAAGTTATACAAATATTTAAAGTATCTTTGGAAAAAAGAAAAATAATCATTTTACGAAAATATTATGGTTCTAAAGCAGGAGGTATTAAACAATTTTTATGAAGTATTTAAAATTTAAGGTTAACATTTACGATGGTGAACTAATTGTGTGGAAAAAAGGTGAGGAATTTAAACTAATAGCTGAAAACGAAAAGGCATATTTTTGTTATTCCTCAACGAATTTAAGCGTTCTAAACGGGATTGACAAATCTCTTGAGGGAAAATATTTTGATATAGTATATAGGAGGAATTAAAAATGAATAGTTATAACAATATTGAGTTAACACAAGACATTCGAGAACTATCAACTTTATTAAAGTCTAAATATAACGATGAATTAGTTGAAGACAAATATATTAGAATCGAATTAACCAAGGCTCAAAATGCGCTTTGTAAAGTCATTGATTATGTGAATATTGATAAAAATAAAAAGGTGGATTAGATATGAGTGATAAATTAAAAGCTGATTTAACAAAATTAAAGGTCGAAGTTCGTTGGCATGAGGATATGTGGGGAGTTATTAAAAATGCAACCATGACAACAATAGGGAAAGACAAGGGGAAATACCCTGATAGCGAATGGAAAAGAAAGATGTTAATGGGCGAACATTCTCCTATCAGAATTGGTCATTTTGTTATTAAAATTTATAATTGCCCTCAATTTGTTCATGGTCATCTTGTTAGACACCCAATGGGTGTTACTCCTTTTATATCCACACTAAGAAGTGACCGTAATAATTATAACGATGTTCCAAATAGATATACGTTACAAGATGGAGAATATTCTTTAAGTTTTCAAGCCATTATTAATATCTCTCGCAAGAGATTGTGTAATTGCGCTAGTGCTGAAACAAGATATGTTTGGAAGAAAGTTCTAGAAGCAATAAAAGAGTTTGAACCAGAATTGTATGATGTATGCGTTCCTCAATGCGTTCGAAATGCTCATTGCTATGAAGTATTCCCTTGTGGATATAGCACTACAAAATCATTTGAAAAAGCACTACAAGAATATCGAAAAGGCGTCAATGAATAATTAAATATTCAAAATATAGAGCCATGGGAGTGCGTTTGCAATAATGGGAACAATTTATCCTATGTGCCATAAACAACTCTCAGTGTCTCTATATTTTGTTTATAGACAATAATAGGGAGGATTTATATGAGGACAATTTTAGTTATTTCTCAACATCCACGAGAACTCGTTAAGAAATTGAAGTGCTACCAAAGTATTACAGTTGACCTAGGTAATATTTTAGAATATAATAGCACTAATGGAAGAAGTGTTATTTTTTATTTAGTCAATAACGTCATGGATTTTAATATTAGATTAAAAGGAATTAAATTTCACATGATTATCGATGATGGAACAAGTGATATTTATAATGACGTAGCAAACGAAAATAGATTAAAAAGATGGGTTAACAAGTTTATTGATGTTGTAGGCACTCGATATATTAGCAATAAAAACACAAACAATATCATAGAGATTGTTGAAAAAGAAATGAAGGATTACTAATGGCTACACTTCCAAGACATTGTTATCGTTTGCCAGAAAATTTTACAAAATATTTATTGAGTGCAATTACAATAGAATTATTCGAATATAGGAATTATCATGAATATTTGAATCAACATAAGATGTTTGTCATTGAGACATTCAATATCAACAAAGACATAAAAGTATTGGTGACGTCTTACCCAATAGAAAAACATGAAGACTTATACAAAGTAAGTGCCAAGTTGTGTTTGTGTGATTATCGAAACTATGAGTTTAGTGGTGTGTTGGTTATTGACTCTATGCACGAAAATTTTGGGCATTGGTTGCACAATCGCATAAAACCTATTGACAAACTAGATGAAGTAAGTTATTATAGAGTTATACAATGGATAGATAAGAAAAGAAACACCAAAAAATATTATAAGAAAGAAAGGGATTTTAGAAATGTTAAAGATAGAGAAGATTAAAGATGAGATTAAAAATTTTGATACAAATGTTAATGTTGATAAGGTTCTCTCTTGTTGGTTGCATCGAATTACGATAAATTTCAATGACAACAACAATATTTGTGGAGTGGTAACATGCTCAGAATGTTTAAGGTTGTCACTTATGGGATTATTAGAAGAATATAAAGAACCAATTAAATTATCAAAATTTGAGTATGAATATTTAAAAGTTGCTAAAGAGAATGGATACAATTTTATTACAAGAGATAATGATAGTTGTGTGTTTTTGTATAGAAATAGACCATGGAAAGACGAACTTTCTTGGGATTACAGTGGCAAATTTATGATTGTGTTTGAAGAATTGTTTAAATTTGTTAAGTGGGAAGATGAAGAACCATATTTAATTGATGAGATTTTAGCTAATTGTGAGGCAATTGAAGATGAATAAACAAGCAATGTTTAGTCAACCAATGAATGACTTAAGTGATGAAGAAATTAGCAAATTGCTAACTCTACAAAAACCAAAAACTGTCTGGGATTTAAAAGATGGTGATAAATGTTTTAAAGTACATTGTAATGGCGCAATAGAAGCGCATAATTGGAATAAAAACGATGACAACTTAAACAAATGTAGAGAATTAGGTTTTATTTTCTTAACCAAAGAAGAAGCCGAATTTGAAGTCGAGCGAAGAAAGTGTGAAGTAATTATGCTTAAACATGGAACTCGTGATACCGTACCAAAGAATCTTGAACACGTATATAAGTGGACTATTGGTATCGATAACAAAAACAAGGCAACACACAGTAATTTTATATGGAGAGTCGCTTCTAGTGGAACAATTTGGTTTGCCACAAAAGAACTTGTACACAAGACAATAGAAGAAATAGGCGAAGATAGATTAAAAAAATATGTTCTCAAGGTTTAGGAGGTAATTGAAGATGAATAGAAAAGAATATGAAGAAAGAATAGCAAAGCTAGAAAAAGAATTAGATGAATTAAAGGAAGTGGAAATTGAAGATGATGAGTTTCCAAGATTTGGAGAGCAATATTGGTTTGTTGATACAGATGGGTATGTTGTTTATTCTTATTGGGATGATAACACAACTAGCGATTATCGCAAAGATTTTATAAGAATTTTTAAAACTAAAAAAGAATGTGAACGTTATTTAGAAATTCAAAAAGCATTTAAAGAGGAATCTAAAAAATTTGAGCCAAATTGGAAAGATTGCGACAGCCGTAAATATTATCTTTTTTACGACCATAATGACAATAGTATTAAGATTGGTTATCTTTTAACGATTCAATTCAAGTCTTTATATTTTGAAAGTAGAGAAGTACTAGAAGAATTAATATCACGTTTTGGCGAAGAAGATATTAAAAAATATTATTTTGGAATAGAGGAATAAAAGATGATAACAAGACAAGAATTGTTAAAATACGCTGATACATTATATGAGTTAAAAGATAGTGAATTTGTTAAAGCGTATCTTAAAGCACAACACGAAGTTGTAACATATTTTCATTCTCAAGAAGAGAATGTTGTGAAGTCGTTAGAGTATTATAAATCCTCTAAAAAATATGATTATTATATACAATTGCCATATGAAAATTTTGAAATATTGGAAAATGGTAAATATGGATTTAAACAACATGGTTTTAGTTATTGTGGCAAAGGTATTGGTGAATATAAAAATTGGAGTTTGAGCGGTTGTTGTTCATTGTGCAATTTTACCAAAGAAAAGATAAAAGATATAATAGACAAAAGTATTAAAAGAGATAATGAGGAGGTAATTGAAAATGATAAAAAAGAAAGTTAATCCAGCGAACATATTAATTAGTTCGTTTGAAATGGAAGAGTTATTAGTTATTGACAAATTTAATAATGAAGTAATTAAAAATAATGAACTACTTTTGGATAAGCTATATTTTTCTTTAGAAGAGGTGTTAAACGGTTTAAATAAAGACGGACATTATTTAATTATTGTCGAGAGTCCGTTACATGGTGAAATTTATCGATATAACAATGATGGTAAACAAGAAGTGTATTTGATTTGAAAAACGTGCGAATACGCATGAAAGGAGAGAAAACAATGAAAGTAATAGTTGAAACAACTTCTCTATTAGAAGAAATAGTTTTTAGAGATATTGTTAAAATTAAAGATAAAGATGAATGGATTGTTTTAAATGATAAAAATGGTCGGTGTTTACCAATGCCAAAACAAGATATTGAAAACATAAAAGTTTTAGATATCTTAACAAATAAGGAGGATTAAATAATGCCTAAGTATAGAAAGAAACCAATGGTCGTAGAAGCGTTTCGATATGATGGTGATTTAATAGATATTAATGGTAACTATTATGTTCCCGATTGGGCGATAGAAGCCTTTGAAAAAGATGTATTATTTTATGATGAGCATAATGACCATCCATTTGAATTATTTATTAAAACATTAGAAGGTATCAACCATGTTAGCGTTGGCGATTATATCGTTAAAGGCACACAAGGAGAATTTTACCCATGTAAGCCTGATATTTTTAAACAAATTTACGAGGAGATAATTGATGACAATAAGAAACAAAAAGAAACCTATTTAAGTAAATATCTTAGAGAAAACAATTGCTCTTACGAAGAATTTGTAAAAGACCAAGAAATGTATGATGGGTTTTGTCCTGTAATTTTAGAAAGTCCATGCTCTAAAATGGATTGCATAGAATGTTGGAATCAAGAAGTAAAAGAGGAATAATATGGAAGATTTAGTATGTAGAGATGGAAGTGAATTCTTTAAATTATCTTTTTTAAAAAGATTTTTACTTGGAACAAATGGAATTATTGCTGGTGGTTGTTTTAAAAATATTTTTAACGGAGAGCATGTCAAAGATATAGATATATTCTTTAGAAATGAAACCGATTTTAACAACGCCAACAAAAAGTATCAAGATAATTTTGATTTTACCTTAGCTTATAAGAATGAGAATGTTGTTGCCTACAAAGAAAATGATAGTGGAATTGTTGTTGAATTATGCAAAAAGACATTTGGGCAACCAAAAGAATTGTTAAATAGCTTCGACTTTAGTATTACTAAGTTTTGCTATTACTATGAAACTGATAGCTATGTTGATGAAGATGGCGAGGATATATTAATTTATGATTATTATGTTTATCACCATCCAAAATTCTTTGAGCATTTATTAGAAAAGAAATTAGTATTAGATAGTTCAAATTTATTATATCCATTTAGTACGTTTGAGCGTTCTTATAGATATAGAGCATATGGCTATGGATTGTGCAAAGAAAGTAAAGTTCATCTAATCAACGCACTTAGACAAGCTAATAAATTTGATGAAAATGATTTATCTAAAAGTCTTTACAAAGGCATTGATTAATGATATTATAAATGAGGAGGTAATTGAAGATGGAAATTAAAAACGCACAAATTAAAAATACATCATTAGGAACATGTGGTCATGGTATTTTTACTTTTATTTTAACCTTGGAAATAAGCGGAGGATTCTCTGTTGATTACGGATTAATTGCACTTGATGATTATTCAAAAACTGAGGATAAACGAATTGGCAGTTCTATAGGCATGCAGTGCATTATGGACATTATGAAAGTTGTCGGTGTTGATAATTGGGAAGAGCTGAAAGGAAAATATATTCGTATTGTCGAAAACGGTTTGGGACGTCCAATTAATGTGATTGGAAATTTAATGGATGATATTTTCTATGATATAAAAACTTTAAAAACACTAAAACTAAAGGAAGTGGCAAAAGATGGGAGTTTGGATTAGAAGTCAAAATAAGTGTAGGTTAGTGGAATGTACGAGATTTGGCGTTAGTAGTTGGTTTGATGGAATTTGTAATGTATTAGGATATAATTGCAACGGTGATTGTATATTAGGAGAATACGAGAGTGAGGAAAAAGCAATTAAAGTATTAGATATGATACAAGACCATATTGCAAACAGTGACAATATATTTAGAAATGTTGCTAATGAACAAGATTGGGTAGGAGAAATTATAACACATAGCAATAATGTATTTCAAATGCCACAAGATATTATAGCAATTGATGATGAGGAGGAGGAAGTATGAGTAAATTTAAAAAGATAGCTATTCTATCTATGATGTTGTTTTTATTAACTGGTTGTGCATCACAATTAAAAAATGGAACAGTTATAATTGTTGAAAAAGAGTATCATGAACCATATACAACAACTACATTTACCAAAGCTGGTAAGGCAATGATACCGATAAGACATCATCATGATGAAGAATATAAAGTGATAGTAAAACAGTTTGATGATGATAAAGATGAATATATTGAAAAAGGAGTAAAAGTTGACAAACAATTGTATAACAAAGTTAAAGTTGGTGATGAACTAACATATAAGTCTGGAGAGTTGTTTGTCAATAGTGATGAAGATGGAAAATAAATATCAAGAAGCGTTAGATTATATTGTAAAAAATAGTTGTAATAAAAGAGTTGCTTGTAATGAATGTGATATACAAAATATTTGTAACTCTCTCGCAAAAAGCAAAGTTGATACTTTGCAAAAATTAGTTGATAGGACTACGCCTAAAAAACCTATTATTTCATATCCAATGGGGGATTGTTATTATACTTGCCCTTGTTGTGGTAATTTACTTATTGAAAAAAGAATTGTTATTTCCCCAAGTGGTAAAAAATTAATTAAAAACCTTTCATATTGCGGTAGATGTGGTCGAGAGATGAATTGGAGTGATATAGATGGAAAATAAAAAAGTAAAAGAAGCTTTGTATGAATTATCAATTCAAACAGACAAAGAGATTGTGTATCAAGATGAAATAAATGGTTATGTTAATACAATTCAAAATTATATTGAACGATTAGAACAAGCATTAATTAATAAAATCGAATGGAAGTCGGCTAAACAAGTCTTACCGCAAGAATGGAATGGCGATACTCGCACAGTGAGCGATGATGTGTTATGTTACTCGACTACAAAGGGTGAATATTGGATAGACTATACAGCCAATGGTAAATGGTGTTATCATGACTATAATGACAAAGATGAATTATATTGGTTGCCCTTATGGTTCACGCCGAGGTAACACTCAAAAAGAATTGGCTTTATTAAACGATAATCAAAGAAAGTTTGTTATTAAATTATTTAAAGAAAACGATGATGTATTAGGAATAGAGGTATAAAAATGACAGTTGATATAAAGTTGTTAGAAGCAATAAAAAAAGGAAAGAGCTTGCCACCTAGGCAAGATTGGAAATTTGATAAAAAGAAAGCTAGTGCATCGTTGCAAGAGTTGTCTTGTCATACTAACCCCTTTAGAGATGAAAATGTGGCAACGCTAGTTAGAGTTATTACTTATTGCATGGATTTAGAAAAACAATTAGACAAAGCGTGCGAAGAATTAGAAACATTTGATATGACATTTAATGATGGTGATTTTGTTGATATAAAAAATAAAGAACAATGGAAAGAGTGGTTAAAAGAAAATGTCAGGTAAAGATAAAAAAGAATGGTTTGATTTACCAACAATAGAAAAACATGGCAACGATTTTAAAGATAAAAAATTTGATAAAAAAATGGCGCTAGGACTATTAAACGAAGTCCAAGTTCATTGGTGCGAAAATTGTGATAATTACAAACATAGTGTTTGTGGTTGTTATTTCCCTAGTTTTAAAAAGGAAATGATAAAGAAAATTAAAGAACATTTTGAGGTTTTAGATGTAATAAAAGAAGAAATTGATGATATTCAAGTAATAATTGATTTATTGGATAGCAAAGTTGTGACAATGGGTTATACAGATGTTGCTATAAAAAAACTAGAAATTATACAAGATAAATTAATGGGAGTGAAAGAAAATGATGAATAAAGAAGAGCAATTAAAATTAGAAACAGAGTTAATTCTTTTATTAGATAAATTATGTCCTGATTGTATATTATATAGAGGTATTAGTGAAAAATATGTAACAGCAAATACGGTATTTAAGGGTGGCTTTGCATTAGGACGTATCGTTGATTGTAACCATATTTATAAAGCAATCGAAGAGAGTGGAAAGAATTTTTTATCGCCTATAGAAGCGTTTAAAATATTTGTGGATAAGGGGTGGCTTGATTATGATGAATAAAGAAGAATGTGAAAAGGCATTAGAACATTTAATTGAGTGTAAACAAAGAAAGTTATGTGATAAATGTAATTTTAAATTAAGATGCACAATGTCAAATGATGAATTAGTTATAAACCAATTAATCGAAGAATGCTTTGAACCAAAAGAAAATACATCGGAATTTAAACATTTTAAGCTACATAGTGATAGCACTTTAAAAAATCAAACTAAGAAAGAATTAATAGACTACATTAAGATGTTATATCATAATTGGGGTGTTTGCGATGAGCAATTAAAAAGAGTTATTGATAAAGCAAAAGAATTAAGCGATTCAAATGATGAACTAAAAAGAACAGTTTGTTCATTAGATTATGCGTTAAGCGATGTCTATAATCCTAAACCATACAAATTTGAAGATTTAAAGACTAATATGTGGGTTTGGGATTATGTAGCAAAAGAATGTTTATACGTTGTTAGACCTTTTATAACCACGGGCGTTAGGGTTAAATACTTTACTTGTTTGGGGATTTGGAATTTGGAAAAAATAAAAAAATTAAATATTAAATTCGAAGAAAACCGTTTCTTTCCAGTGGAATATGCTAATATAATTAATATAAAAAAAGGAGAATAAAAAACAATGAAAGCAACAATTAATTTTTATGGAAGTGATAGCATGGAATATAATTTGAAATTAATTGATATTCGATGCGATGATAGATATGTATATATAGCAACAAGCGATGATGAGGGCGAGGCATTTCCAAAAGAAGATGTTAAAAGCATAGAAATAACGAAATTCTAAAAAACAATTGGGTGGTGATAAAATGGATAAAGAAGTTGTTCTATTAGCGTGGGAACATATTAAGACTTTGAGGGGTTCAAATCTTGGCGATTACTATTGTCAATTCATTCATAGTGGTATTGAGTTTGATAAAGACGCTGTAGTCATCGAAAATATGATTAATGACTATTTCAATCTAAAAGACAATATAAAAACATTAGAAGAAAAATACAAAAAATCACTAGAACTTTTAGAAAGAGCAAACCGTAAACCCTATTGTGTTTATATAGATGCAACAGGGTTGGATGAGATGATTTCTTACGAGGTAAATCGGAAAAAGAAGGAGTAATTTATGGCTAAAAACAATGGTAAAGAAGGAAAGAAATTCGAAGAAGATTTTAAAAACAGTGTTAACCAAGAAAAGTATTGGGTTCATAGACCACCAGATACCAGCAATTCTTATGGCGGTGGTAATCTTTCAAGATTTACAAACACATCGTTATGCGACTATGTGATATATGATTGTATTGAAAAGCAATTATACTTAAATGAGTTAAAGTCAACAAAGAGTACAAGCGTTCCATTTGCTACGTATGACCTACAAGTCCAATTAGAGCAATTGGAGAGCAATTTGAGCGACTTTAGAGCAACAATAAGGGACAAACAAAACGACGCTCAAAAGTCTTTTATTAAGGCTCTAAACTATGAGATTAAATTAATCAAAAGAGATGGTAATGCAAAAAGCATCAAATTACACCAAATCGTTAATATGTATAAAGATTGTAAAAAATATAATATAATTGGCTACATAATCATTAACTTTAGAGAAACAAAGCACACTTATAAAATAAATATCATTGACTTTGTGGAAAAGTTTTGGACTATTACTAATAAAAAATCTATCAATGAGCAAGATTGTTTAGAGATAGGAACTATAATCAAGCAACAACCAAAAGGAGCAAGAAGTTCTAGATGGTTATATGATATATATCAATAGCATATTGTCATGACATAAAAAAAGAGAACTTAATCATAGTTCTCTTTTAGTTTAATATTATATATCTAAATTTAATGGTCTAATATGACAAGTAATTACAAAATTAGTTATTGAGATGGTAGAATCCAGTGCATGTGCTTTGATATTAATTGCGTTTTTAGCACTTGGTATATCTAAGTCAATTTGCATTAATTCATTATTGTCACTTGTTCCTAAATGGTTTTCAATAATAAGTTTTCCATCAGAAGAAACATAACTATAATTAAATGTTATTTCGTAATTTTGAATATTCGCTAACGCTTGTGCAACATCGGGAGCATCAAATGTAGCAATTGTAGAAACAACCCCATTTATCTCTAATGTCTCACTTGTCACCCTATAATCTTTTCCTACTTTTGTATCAATATCTTGCAAAGTAGACAACTCTTGAATAGAGTCACCATTATTCCATGATGGTCTTTGAGATGATTGTAACATTAATGGTCTAGTTGTTCCACCAACATTTATATTAACTCCATTGGCTACACCAACTAACGGTATTAATTCTCCTTCAGTTGATTTGCCATATAACATACCAGCATTAAAGGTAATATTACCTGTCATTTCTCCTCCACTAAGTGGAAGATATTCACTACTAGGGCTTCCTGGAATATCAGATAGATATGCAAGTTCTTGTTGCCCTCCTGTAGTATTAATTTTAGGTCTAGTTGAGGTACTAAATTGTAATGGAACAGTTCCTTCTCCAACAATTAAATTATTCGCACTATTAAGCATTAATATTCTCTTTGTTTGACCGCTTGTAGTCGTACCATAGACACCAACATTATTGTTAAATATTTCATTGCCGACCATCGTTCCGCCAGACAAAGGAAGATAATCTCCACCAACACCTCCGCCACCGTTACCGCCTAACTTCTTAATTAAGGAAATGACTATAGGCAAACTAATATTGCTACTTTCTTTATCGTTCATACAATCACCTCTTTTCTATGCTTGATGAATAATTAAATTTACTACATATGGATTATCTCCATCTACATTAATAGATGGGTCTGGTACAATATAACAATGCTTAAAAGCATTATATCCCATACTATCATAAGTTCCATAAACTAAATCGCAAAATGAATCAACATCATCGATAAATCCAATTTGACCTTGACCTTGTGTTTCTACAATTACTTGTAATCTTGCTAATACTCCATCTTTTTGTATATTAATTCCATAAGTAGAATTATATAAATTAACAACTTCGGGATATTCAAATAAATCCCAACCATTTACACCTAGTTCGTTTATCTCGTTTGGTGATGTAGAAAACGAAATTCTAAATGAGTCTGCTTTCATAATTTATCCTCCTTATTCTTGATATGTCTCTATTTTCATCATTTTAAAAACATCTTGTTGTGTTAATTGTTTTCTTTCTTGTTCACCTAATGAATCAAGATAATCTTTTATTTCTTCCATATTTGTAACCTTTATACCAATGGTTACTTTTTGGCGCTTATTTTCCTTATCCATATGAACACCTCCTTATTTATTAGTTATTTGCAACTCTAATTAATACTTTTAATTTGCCACCAAATGGACTTGTATCGTGCATATCAACATATCCCTCGGTACTATTCCCAGTGGTACTATCTTTAGCCATATAACAAGAGATATATGATATTTTATCCAATCCGTTCTTAACAACAGAGCATATGCCAGCTTGTTTGCCCCATCTCCATTTTGTTTCATCTCTCCCTCTCCACATATATCCAACTACTTCAAAATTTTGTGTTTGAAAATTAAATATATTGGATGGTACATCGTAAGTCCATTGAACTCCACAATTTATTTCGCTTGTTTGTTTTGACTCTCCTAAATTATATTCTACTTCAAAATATTTTGCTTTATCCATATTGCTATAATAGCTAATCAATTCATCATAAAAATCATCGTTACTATTTTTCATTTGATTTATACTAATATCATTTTTTATAGCACTTTGGTCTTGGTTGTTTGATAATTGTTTAACCTCATCAATTAATGGATTAAATGTCTCATTAATTCTTTGTTGAACATCGTTAAAATCATTAGCACTCAACATGAAACCATTTTCTCCAGAATACATATTAATTAACAAATTGTATAGCCCTGTTTCTCCCTTGTTATTAATATTAACATCTTGTGAACTTGATGTCTTATAAACTATTCCACTCGTTGGGGAAGTCCATTGTACTTGACCTGTGTTAGTTCTTTGTAAATTTTGAATCAATTCACTAATTTTTGTTGCTTCGCCACTCTTGTTATTAACATTAGGATAATCGCCACCGCTATCAATGGGTAGATTAATTTTAGTTTTAAGCACCAACGTTAACACCTCCTCGTTTATACCAATAAGTTATCCTGCATTTTGTTCCTCTTTCCAAGTCAGTACTATTGTAAATAGGTGCTTTGTTATCAGCCAAAACAACGATTTCCCTAGCGCCATCATCGATAGTGGCTATTAAAGTAATCGTCTTATCTCCGCTAGTCCAAAATTCACTTCCTGGCAACAACAACTCCAAATTAGAAACAAATACTTGATTAGAATCTGCTCCTTGCGGTAATTCAAAATAAAATATTAAAGGAAACCCCCAAACCAACTCAGACACTTGTTGTGTACAAGTCATGGTCGTTAAGTTTTGCATTTGTTGAATTGTTGATTGTATTTGAATGTTTTGTTCTTTTATACCATTAATATTTTTATCATCTCTAAGTTTATATAATTGAGCGTTCGTTTTTACTCCTGACACACCACTTTCTAATGTGTCAGAATTAGATTCTATTTCTTGAGCAATTTTATTATAATCATCAGACGTCAAAACAAAGCCTCCGTCTCCACCATAAATTTCCAATAACAAATTGTATAATCCTGTTTCTCCCTTGTTATATACGTTTGCGTTGTCAACATTTGATGACGTTCTATATAATATACCACTTGTTGATGACTCCCAACTAATTTGACCAAAATTACTACGATTTGTTTTATACATCAATTCATTTATTTTTGTATATTCATCTACTAAATTACCCTCGTTTGGATATACATTAATTGTAGACATGGGTAAATCTGTCTTTTTGTTTATTGCCATAATTACTCCTTTCTCTTACTGTTTTTTATCAAATTGTAAGACCATATATACTTCTCCTACTATATAAAATGATTTCAACCAAATATCTACTATCTCATCTTCTATGGTTTGATTTTGTATTGTTTGAAAGGTCACCTTAATACTCGTTTTTTCTTGGTTAGATATTTCTATTTTAGGTCTATACAATCCAACTTTCCAATAGTATCTACCTAAATCGTCTTGAAATGATGGAGCAAGCATAACTCCATCGCTACCATATCTTTCCAAATTATTGCCTAACCCCTTTATATAAAAGCGAAAGTCTAACATTCTCGCGTCCTTAGAATAATAGTTGGGATATTGATTGCCCCAACTAAATGTTGCTGTTGTAGCACCAGCACTAGTAACAGGCGTGGCTCTTAATATTAATATGCTTTTATTTGCATATGGTATAATTTGAGCATATTCGTTTTTTAATGCAACTTGAGTATTTCTCAACTCACTAATTTGATTGCTGATATTTTTAGAATAATCATTAATATCATTTAATGCTTCATTAATGCTATCTTTTGCTACCGAAGAGACGCTTGACAGTTCTTTTTCGATATTATTATAATCGTCTGCAGTGATAATAAAACCATTGTCTCCGCCATATAATCTAATCAATAAGTTATAAATACCTGTTTCCCCTTTGTTGTAAATATTAACAATATTTGGATAATCAGCAGTTCTATAAATAATTCCACTTGTTTTACTAGTATAGGATATTTGTCCTGTATTTGACCTATTGGTCTTTTTTGCTAATTCATTTATCTTTAATAATTCATCAGTTTTATTATTGGCATTGGGAACACCACCAACAGTAGAACATGGAGTATTAATTTTAGTAAATAAAGCCATAACAATTCCTCCTTTTTCTTCTTAATATATGTATAAGAGTACAAATTAATGTACTCTTAGTTAATCTTTATTTTCTAATTTTCTAATTCTATCTTCATGGTCATCGATTGTTTTGTTAATATTGTTTAAATTATTATTAATAACATCGATTTCACGAATAATTTTGGTAAAACTTTCTCGTTGTTTTTTTAATTCTTCATTGATAGTATTAATTGTAGTTGATATACCATCTAACTTAACGTCTAGTTTTACTATTTCTCTTTGGCTAGTCAAGGCATTAGCAACTTTAGATTCAACATCTTCTTTTGTTTCCTTGCTTCTCGACTTATTATATACAATGATTGATATTATTACACCAATAATTCCTAATAAGATATTAATGTCAAAACTAGTATCACCAGTAATAGTATTAGTCAATAACGATTCTCCAATGCCATTATGAAAAACAATCATTGTAATAACCCCCTTATTGGAGTTATGATTTGTTTATATTTTTTATTATCATTCATTCTTCTTCTCCCACAAAAATTTTAATGACATTATTTTGTTCTCTTCCACCAACATACGGTTTTATATTCTGGGATATAATCAGAATACGCAGTATCACCCCATACTTGAGTATAATGGCTAAATGAACCACCACTAGTACCATTTCCATGGACAGTATAAGTCGCAGGACTACCAAGAGCATAATAATTAGCGCTCTTGAATCCCAATGTATTAACATTTCCATCGACTGAACCAATGGCTGCAGACAATGAACCGTTTTGAGCAGCACCATCGCCATGGTAATGCCGACTACTACCGCCCTCTTTTCCAGATTCGTTGAACTTATTATTGCTCTCATCATATCCATAAAGAACCCTATGTGGAGCGTACCTTTCCCAAGTTGTTCCTTGGTATAGTTCATTAGGATTAAAGTTCTTATCTTCGTTCCCTATGATTGCTCCAACAGGAAATAACAAGTCGTACATTTGATTAATATTAAATAGTGGTTCATTTAATTCTAACCACCCTTGACTAATATTATCTACTTGATAATTTAAATAAACTTTTTGACCTTTTTGTAATGCAACACCACTTCTATTTGGATAATAATAGATAGAAGGAGTGTCGGGGTCGGTAGGAAAGATTATACTAGCAGTATTATTTACGCCATTATATTCATGAACCGTTACTGCTTTTCGAGATACTAAATGACTAGACCTAATTTTATCATTGATTTGTTTCTTTACTGTAGTATTAACAAATGACTCTAAATAAGCTAATGATTGTCTATCTTCCATGTTATGCACTCCTTTCTCTTATAAGTATTTTCTAGCCTTGACAACATCGAGTGACATTCCGCCATTGCTACCTATGTCAAAACTAATTCCACTAATCAAAAATCTCTCATTATCACAATTTAAATGTGGGTCGGTTATTGTTACAATATTATTTTCTACAAAGTGATACAATGCTTTAGATTCAATTGATACCGTGCTTTGCATAGCAGTAACTATTTTTAATTCATATCTTGCTCTAGCATCAGCTTTCTCTTGTGTATCAATACCCTCCAAATAATTATTAGGTATATATATTTTTAACGGAGTTCCATTAAGTGGACTATTTTCGTCACTTAAATCAGTATTTTCTAAATATGACCTAATTGGTGTAGAATTATTTTGCATATTATCACTAACAACTAATACAGCATTATATACGCCATCTAATTGATAAGTTTTCTTTCCTGATATATAATTAATATCATTCTCATGGAAAGAATAAATGCTTGGTCGTTCTGTATCATAAACAAATGGAGTCATTGTAAACACTCCATTTTCATCATAATAAACATTACAACTTAAATTCATAGCCACCTCGAGAACAACATCAGCAATCGTTTCTCCTGCCTCATGAACAATATCATAGGTTGTTTTTGCATCAAATACCGACTCATCGATATTAGGAGGAGTATAATCTCCAACAATATCTAAAGCCAAAGTATTTTTAACAAATTCACCCAACGATGTTCCCTTTTTAACTTGATAAGTTCCTTGCAATATTCCTCCGCACTCACCAGAAATAAGCGACCATTTATCTGACCCATCAACGTTAACGACCTTTCTGGCGGTGTCAGACGTCAAACTAGGATTAGAGTATATAAATACCCCTTGTGGAAAAAGAACTTGTGACGAACCCATATCGTAGCCTAAATAGACTTTAAATCGTTCTCCTAAACTTATTCCATTAAAATACTCAGTAAATTCATTGTCATAGTTTCTGAGTGTTAAAGAACACGTTCTTCTCATACCATCGGCGTTGCTTATAGTGATTTTCCCACTATTGTTTTCAACATATCCCTCAATGCTTTTCTCAATGGTATCATTAAATTTATTAAGTATTTCTACTCTGAATATTGGCTTCGTTATTTTTGTTGTAGATATATAATGGAGATATTCGGGTGTAATCAATTTATTTTCCATTGACTACACCTCATCAATCTCATTCCATGAGAACGAAGCAATCATAGGTTGAGCACCTATCGCTTGGTCTAATGGTGATTCGCTATAATTATAAGTAAATACCCTGAATATCTCACCTTTTCGTGTTTTGATATATTTGACACTATGAATATCATAAATACAATTTCTTAAAGATTGCAACAACTCAACACTATTATTTACATCATCACCATTTTTGATACTTTCGGGGCTTCTAACCAATCCACTAATGTTACCACTAGCATAATCCATATTGCCAACAGCATAAGTAGCATACTTAGTATTTCCCTCAAAGGTATCATAAACCATATTTTTACTAATTGCATTATCCCCTACGTTAGTATCAAATACATATACTCTTTCATTGGTCTTATCAATTAAGAAATATCCATAATAATCCATATCAACATAATTAGTAACAAAAGCATTAGACATTTTACTACCTGATTGAGCATAAATATAATATCTATACGATTGACCCTTTAATCCAGTGTAATCGATATATTTTTGAATTTCTCCATCAAGGTTAGTAATATGTTCCACTTGTTGAGTACTAGAATTTTCTCTATATAATACCCACTTATCAATGCTACCGTCAAAACCAATAATGTTACCAGCTGCCATAATATGATTAAATGTAGCCAATAAATAAGTTTCGGGCTTTAATACTGGTATAACACTTACATCATAATTTTCTAAATATTCTTCGGTTACATCAATATAATTACCATAAATTTGAGTTAATTTCATATCATAGTTTTTATTATAAAAAACCATTTTATTAAAAGACCCCAAATCAGGGGTCGTAGTGCTTAAAGAAGTTAATGCACTTGAACCTAAGTTCGCATCAAAACCAAATATCATTTTGCTCTATTCCCCCTTTCTATGAAGTCTGAGCCGAATCTCTATAAGTTAAATATAAATAAGGATAAACGCCATTGTCGCTATCATCATAAATAGTATTCATTCCAGCATTTAATTTAAAATCTTCCCATTGTTGTCCTAATTTTGAACCGATATTAAGAGTAATAGGGTTTGTTAACGTATAATAGTATTGTCTATTTAATAAATAGTTTTTGATTAAATCCATACCCATACCCTTAGGTACACTTAAATAAAATGAGTTTGAATTATATCTAGTATACAAAACAAATTCCTCGTAGTCAATCAATGTTGTTGAATTGCTACTTCTAAACGAATCCCCCATTACTGCTCCTTTGGTAGTATTGCCATACCCCGAATAATCACTAGGCTTAGGGATTACGACATAATCAACCCCAACTCCCGATACGATTGATGTAGGCGTTGTGAATGATGTTAACTTTATATATTGCGTAAATAATGCCTTTTCTAAATCAACACTATCAAATATACCACTTGAACTTAATTCATTGTCATTATATAATTTGTTTAATTGAATATTTGCAACATTAATTTTTTGTGCATTATATGGTTCATATAATATATTTGCATCTGTCGACATAGATATATTTTTAACGCTAACTTTTGGTAACACACCACTCCTCAATCCTTGATTATACTCAATCATAGATGTTTTAAAGTTTCCATAGATGTGAGTTTTGTCGCTAAATCTTTGTAATGAGTGCCATTGTTGTTTTTGTTCATCGGTTAATTCATTCGTAGTTGGCGTAGCTAGTTCATACCATACAGTAATAGGATTGGATTGCAACCAAGTTTTAAAACCTTGGGCGGTTGACTCGCTTAACCTTGATTTTTCTATCAATACATAAATATAACCCGACCCTGCAATTATATACTCATTATCTGGTTGGACGTCCGCACTCTCATAAGGTCTATATGGAAACTTATCGCAAATAACATTACCAACTTTATATGGGCTTGTGACAAGGTTAGGAGCTGAAGTACTGAAACGAGCGTACTTTTCTCCATATGACACACCCAAAGCCCAATTCTCATCGCTTGAACCATCAAAAGTTATTTCCCCAACATTTCTAATTACCTTATCATCTTGTGTAATATAATCCCCCACACCATTAGGCAACGCTCTTAATGGTTGGTCTAAATCTATACTTGCATTATCAATTATAGACTTCTTATAAATTGCTTCTTCACAAATAAATGAGTTATCTAAATCAATATAACCAACACTATGATAAGCATAAGATAAATCTATATAAGATATAGATTTATTCGGGTCACTAGAAACAAAAGTAGAATTAAATCTATCTTCATTTGGAACACCTATCAATAAACGAGTACCATCTGTATATATAACCCTCACATATAAGCCTGTTTGATTTGGTTTACTTGCATCATAAGATAACATAGTGATATTAATGTAATATCTTGTATTGGGTTTAAATCTATTTTTTAAGAATTGACAATCTCTTAAAATAGAACTTGTAGCATCAACATACAAACAATTTCTACCACGATATTGTTTTTTACTAATTGCGTTAAGTGCACCTGATGAGTTTTGTATTAAATAGTTAAGACAATAATTATAGAAGTAATCACCATTTAATAAATTATCAGATTGAGCATTAACATCCAAATAATACTTAGGAGCTTCGCTGAATGGACGATATGTTCCGTCTCCATCTTGATAAAGCATCGGTTTGATAGAATTGTTTACAATATTTGCGCCAGACGCACCATAAAACCCAAATTTTAATTTTATTGTATCATCTTCCAAATAAGATGGCTCAACCTTTATTACCCCATTTGCAGAATTAATATTCGCAAAACTTTTTGATATGCTACCGTCAGAATTAAAAATAGCAATTGTAAAATACGGATAGCATGTTTGTCCTGTTTTGATATACAAGTTACCTTGTTTTAAAATTTTTTTTGTTTTTTCAGTTGTTAACTCTACTAACAACTGAAAAATTCCGCTTAAATTACCACTACCGCTAACTGTAAAACTTCCATCACCATTATTCGTAACTGTTGCACCACCTTGAGATTTAGTAGGCAATTTACTTGCATCAAATAAATTTTGACCAATATCACCTATAAATTTAGGTTCTTGGGCATAACTTGGACTTGGACTAGGTTCTCCACCAGTAAATGGTTCCCATGTACCATCATAAGGTTGATATACAATAGGATATACCACGGTTGGAGTAGACAGTTGATTAGGATTATTATAAAATCCAAATCTAAAGGCAGTGTCGTTAGCATCTAACCACTCTTGATTAATTGTTTTACTCATTGTCGCACTAGCAGTATTAAACAAAGCTTGCTTCCCAGAACCGCCTTGCGTTAGCAATGCTTCAAAGTAAGGAAGAGATTTAGATAAAGCGTCTAATGTTATGGTTCCTGCTTTTAATTTTTGCTTTAATGTGTTGTTATCCCAATTTAAAATATCACTTGCAAAACCTCGACTTAATGTCACTGGAGTATCAAATGCAACATAGTTAGCACTTGCTGCTCCGTAGCTTACCATAATATCATAGAATTGTGCTCCTGTACCACCAGCGGTTGAAAATCCAATAACTATATCGTCGGTTTGGCAAGTATAATTATTAATAGCAAACAAAGTGTCGAGAACTGCAATACCACCATTTCTTTTAGGTTCTCCTCCACCGTCATAGATAAAAATATATCCGCCAGTACCAGTTCCAAAGGATTTTAACTTAGCATTAATTGATATGGTTTTTCCTTTTAACCCATACAATCTTTGACCAACAGCATGGCTAGTATTTCTATTTACTCCACAAGTTAATATTCCGTCTTTTACTGTATTAGAATTTACTTGAGAATTATCATAGCCCTTAACATTCACATTACCATTAACGTTAAATAAGTTTTTACCAGCAATAGTAAATGAACCGTCTTGATTATTGAATAAAGTAACGCTATTTCCACCGCTTGTATCACCAACTGCCTTGTATGGAATTTTAGTGTAATCAAATAGATTCTTTTCTTGCCATACCATAGGTTTGATTGTGCCTGCTTTGATAGCTTGACCGCTAAGTCCACTTATAATCATTTGCAAACGACAACCAACATCTTGTAACATCTTTGGTGTTACACTTGTAGACCTATTTGTTCCAGTGAGTTGAAAAAATGGGTTTCCATCAGATTTAAGTAATTGAACAACTATTCGTGGATACGTATCGCCATTTGGGTTTAATGTAATTTTCCCTACTTTTAACATTTTCAAAGTTTCTTCATGTGTGTGTGTATAGGCATGAGCAAAACCCTCGCTTAAATTCCCACTGCCACTAATTGTGAAACTTCCGTCACCATTATTCATAACTGTAGCACCGCCTTGTGATTTAGTAGAAAATAATTTACTTGCGTCGAATAATTGATAACCTTGTGTAGTAACTTGTTCATAATCACCATCAACATTCATTGATATTTGTGGGTAGGTCATATCATCATCAACAATTTCATAGTCAACGACTTCGATTGTTTTAAATGACTCATAATCAATTGGAGTAGAACCCAACGACATCATGGTTTCATCTACATTAACTAAATTGTTATTAACTAAAATATTCAATACTATATAATAGCAATTACTAGGAGTGGTAATTGCTCCACTAGTAGGAAACCTACCACTTACGTTAAGTTGAGAAATAAATTTTTTATCTTTGTCGAAATATCCGCCAGTAAACCATGTTGACAAACCAATAACATTAGTTAAATAATATTGTGTATTTGGTTGAACTTCAATATAGTTTGATGTTTGTGCATTTGTTGCATCCACCAATCCATTGGCATCGACCCTTATTCCACTAACTATATCGTTTTTGTCAAATAGGTTTTTCGTAATAGATGCTTTTTGACTATTTGGTTGATATAATATAGGTCTAGTAAATCCGCCCTTAAAAGAGCTTGTGTTTGCATAAGAAAACAACATTCTTGCTGTAACACTAGTGTCGCTCAACCATGCGTCTGATATTACAATAGAATCATTTGTATCTATCATACCATCTCTTAACACCACTTGAGCGATTAATGAATCGCTTTTAAATATTTGAACAAACAAACTAGGATTAGTTGTTTGTCCTTTTAAAATCAACATTCCTGGTTTGAACATTTTTACAAATTCATCATGACTTATATTCCAATAAGGAAAAGCCACATTGTTGGATGTTGGAGTACCATCGATTTTAAATGCTCCATTATTCAAATTTGTAATAGTTACTCCATTTAATGTTTGAGTATTGAATTTAGTATAATCAAATAAATTTGCTTCACCATTAGGGGTATTAATTCTAGCAACATCAATACTATCCTTATCACTAAATAGCAATTCACTGCCATTATTTAATCCCTCATCGTTTCGTTTTGTAAATTTATCAATCTTAACATTAAATCTTTGGTAATTTTGACCAACACGAATAACATCAGTTCCAACAAATTGTTTTTCTTTAGAACCACTTGAACTTATCATAAGGTTTCCATCAACGTTCATTTTAGCATCAAAGGTAAGGTGCATTGGTTTGTCAATGGTTTTATATAAGTTCCACATATCTTCCATATCCACAATAGCATTGCCATCGTGAGAATATGCTTGTTGGCTAACATCCCAAGATGTACTAGAGCCTTGATGTTTTGATACATCAAATGTATTTCTACCACTATTTATAATTTTTAATGTATTTTGTGGGAACACAACATCACCAACATTAAAAATACTTGGATAAGCACTTGGTCTAAATGTTTGACCCACATCTTTTGTATTTTTGTTATCGTTAGTACGTTGGTATTCCACATTTTCAATTTTTCTTGGATAGATAAGTTGTAAATTAGTGTTCTTGTTATTTTTAATATAACTAGCTATCGAATCTAAATCACCAAATGTCTTTGGAAAAGACAATGTCAACGCATTAACATTTAAATTTCTATATTTTACACTCTTAGCTATCGTAAATGGATAGTCTTGCTTTGGTTTTTGACTAGCATAGAATATATTTTCAAACATATTACTTAATAATGGATATTCACAATACTCATTATTAATATGATACATTATACTAGTAATTTGTGGGTGTGTGAATAAAACTTGATTATAAGCCTCGGTATTTGGCGTCTCTATATAATTGCTAAATGTCAAATCTTTACAAGAAATATTGGCTTGACCTAATACTTTAATATTAGTTGTACCTATTGTAGCTAATTCAACACATATATCCTTAAAAGGTGGTAAGTAATTAGCTTCACTATCCCACTCATCTAAACCGACATAAACATCGCTTATTGTCATAGAATTTAAACTATTTTGTGGTGTAAAGTCCATAACAAAATACTTATAATTCTCACTATTCGTAAAACTTCCATCATAAACTTCACCAACATCGTCACTGGCTTTATACAATTCTTTTAATGTGCGTTCATCGTTTGTAAAATACATCCTTACACTATATGGCTGTCCGCCAGCCCCAAAATGCACATAAATCTTCTTCCCTTGTGGAATAGGTGTTAAAAACCTATGATATCCCAAAACATAACCAAGAGATGGGTCTATCATAATATTTACAAATATTCCTTTTCTACTAAACCAATTATATTCAGTATTGCGACAAGGTATAGTCGTAGGGGCTTCACTAACCCCCTCGGCATACTTATTAATCCAAGGCGTAAATAAGTTTTGCTTAGTTTCACTTGTTGGCAAAGCACCATGATTGTTACTTGTATTAGGATTAACATTACTCACTAATTGCAACGGATTATCTGGCGTAACATACGCTTGATAAGTAGTAGGCTCATGTTTCTCAACATTTCCCTCAACAACCATTTGCTCAGGAGAGCGTTGTTTTGCAAGAGTAGGTTGTAAAACATATCCCTCAACATTAAACCAAACATATTGATTAGTTTGAACTTCTCTAATATAACCGTTGTTTCCATAAAAACCAATTAAATATGTTCCCTTATCCTTTAATGAAAATTCGGTACTAATATTACTTCTATAAGAATAACTAGTTCCTTTAATATTTAATGTATAATATAACGTCTTAGTAGAATTGTTATAACTTACAATCAATTCTTGCGTATCGCTTGTGAATCTAACAATTTCCCCATCATAATTAACGCTTCCAGGTTCCCAAACAAATGTAGGCATTTGATTTTGTGGCATATCAACATCATATGTCAATGATACATCTTTTGGCAATCTTAAGCCATAATTACCATCGACGATATAATCATCTAAGTATTCGGGTTCACCCTTAGATAAAACACCTCTAACATTGTGCGCTCCACTCCAATCAACTTCCATTGAGGTATCATAACAATCAACCTCTAACGTTGGAACGAAATTTGATGTTGCGGTTTCATAAAAAACTTTTACATCAACCAATCCTGTACTATAATAATATCCATTATTATCATACACTTCATACTCAACCTTATAACTATTGTCGCTTAATAATAATGTTTGGAATGTATATTTTAAATTACCATTATAAACATCACCGCTTGTGTCGATTTCTTTACCACTATCATTATATAAAGTTGCTTTCCAATGTTTGATTACAATCGTTTGTGTAGCCCCAAAATATTGCCATGTAGGCACAAATTCATAGTTTGGTACAGTAATAGGGCTTGGAACATTTAACTTTAACAATGGCGGAATAATGAGCACCAAAGGAACTAACGGGCTTACTCCATAAGCCTTTCCAATCTTACCACTGATTTTATTATATGTCACAACGTTTAAATTAGAATTTTGTAACGCTGCCTCTCGGTTGGTATAAAACCTCATACGATTACCGCTAAAAATATTAATATAATATAATGTTCTAACCCCATCAACATTGAAACTAAAAGCATCTCCTGTTTCAATTCCGCTTGCATTATAAGGGAATGAATTATCGTCTGGAGTTTGTGTATCTTGGTTACAAGTTAATTCATATCCATAAACCTCCAACCTCCAACCTAGGTTAGACCCATAATAATCTAGCATATTAGTCAAGTTAAAAGAACTCGATACAACATCTCCATTATATTTAGTTCCATCCAATGTAAAATCGTACCAATCGTTGTTAATTGTTACCCATTTTCCACTTGTGTTTTGTCTATATAGGTTTAATCTTGCACTATTTAATTCATATCCTTGAAATATAAATGAAAATTCCACATCTTTTGATACATCAACCGCTTGATTGTTTGGTTGCATATATAAAGACGTTGGATTAAATATTAAAGACATATCTTAATCATCTCCCTCTTTTAATTTTTCTCTATTGGATAAAGTTTCATACACCCCATCCATATACTCATGGGTATAATCATCGTAACATTCTTCGCAACAAAAATCAACCCATTTACCATTAACTTTTCTAGTAATCCAACCATTGTCCTTAAGATTATGGTTGACCTTTAGAAAGTTAGTAGTTGGGTAAAAATTATTACTCTTGCACCCATCGCAATCACATGATATAATCGTACCACCTAATCCATAATTAACTACTTTCATACAAACCACCCCTTGCTTTATATTGTCTTTTTCTTTTGCTTTGGTCTTTCCAACAACGACTATTCGACTTGGTATAACAATAATACCAATCGTCATATCTCTTGCCTTTCTTTTTACAACGCAAACCATTTAGATTAATTTTATATTCTAACTCAAGTTCATGCAATTCTTTTTTATCCATACACATATGTCTATACTTGTGTTGAGAAAGACATTTGCCAATTTTGTAACAAGGTTTTCTTCCAAATCTTTGTATTTTGTAAAATTTATTAATATATTTATTATTTTCTTTTCTAACTATTTCATAATAATCCAATATATTATTATCCATATCGGTTAAAATAAAATTCACATTCTTATGAGTTGTTGATTGTATGTAATTTCCTACTATTTCAACATCATTCACAAAGTGATTATGCCAAAATCTCTTTATACAAAACATATACAAATCACACCTATCAATCCAACCAATGTATATAGGTTCACCCATACGATAAGTATATATAAATTTATCCAAATCCTCATCATATACATCAAAAACATAAATATACTCTTGTTCATATATCCTATATCTTTTCATACAACTATTACCTCTTCATACAAATATGTATCACACAAGGAATAACAATAACTTTTACCCTTGTGCATTAGCCAAAACCTTGACCCATTGACAATATTATATTATCATTAATGTAACCATATGTCAATGGGCGGTTTGGTAAAATTAATTATTTTGTAATTGCCATTTGTTTAGCTTGCAATAACAATCCTTGTAAAGTGTCTTGATTATTGGCTTGAATATTTAGTTCATTAACAATAAATGTTTCACCCATATTCTTGCCACCCCTAGTATCAGCCAACCTTGAATTAGGAGCTTTTGCTAGTTCGTATAACACATTCGCTGCTTGGTCGTTGTTAAGAATAACTTCGGGTTTATTTGGAGTACCATCAACCCAATTCTTTCCATCTCCCCATTCGCCAGTATAATCAATTACACCACCATCGCTACTTGAGAAGTAATCAACATTACCATTAGCAGAGCGTTGTCTTCCTGGTGAGAAATTACTTACACCACCAAAGTTGCGAGAGCCAGCTCCTCCACCACCAGATGTTTTACCCGACGAATATCCACCAAATAAATTGTTCATCCAATTACTTGTATTTCGAATAGAGCTCATCGCTTTTCTTTCCATGGCTGACAATTCATTTTGTGCATTAACAGCAGCGCTTGCTACTTGATTAGTGGCATTTCGATAATTACTTAAACCACTTGTGTTATAACCGCTATTATTAGCATTGTTCATCGAACCAGACATTCTATCAACTGCTTGTTGTGCCTCGTTAATTTTTGCACTTTGAGTATTGTAGTAGCTTACCCAACTATTAGTAAATGAGGACAACATTTGCTTACGTTGTTCATAGGTTGCTTGTTCAAATTTTCTCAACCACTCTTGAGCACCAGCATATTTAGAAATATCCGCTTGAATATCCATAGCATTTTGCCATTGAGATTTCAAGTCTTTCAAATTATCAATTTGCTTATCAGTTTCTTTAATTTGTTCATCAACTTCGGTCACATAAGAACCAGTGAATTGTTGCAACATTTGTTTACGCTCTTCGAGAGATGCGTTGTGGAATTTGGTTGCAAAATCAAGAACCTCTGAACTGTTCTTAATCTCGTCATTAATATCCCCCAAATTAGTTTGCCATGCTTCTAACAATTCGTTTAATTCATCAATTTGACCTTGAATATCTTGTTTCTTTTGAGCCAATGCTTGCTCTTTTTGTAATTCGGCTAAATTCTTATTAGCCTCGGCTAAATTTTCTTCAGCCTCTTTAACATCTTCGGGATTAGCTTGCCAAGTCCATCCAACCAATCTGTTACTTTTATGACCTATAATTAATATAGGCGAGTAGGAGTTTCCACCTACTTCTCACACTTATTTATCTTTGCATTATATGTGAAGTTCGGACTGTATATCACCATTTATATAAATGGAACAAACTTCAATATATATGTTGCCATATATATCCTGCAGTCTCTACGCATTCTTATTTAACTTATTTAAAATATTTGGAATATTATCCTTTTCCCAATAAGGTATTTCAATTAATGTTATATCATTTCTTTTACAATAATTCCTCTTGAGTTTATCGCATTTTTGTGTATATAATAGTTTTTCATATTTATTTTATCATATTATATACTCCCATAATTAATTTAAAAAGTTAAATAAGTCTTTGCTCGGTCTTATGTATGCCTACATTTTGACCGATATAGTTTGTTTAGGGCATTGTTATTTTTTATTTTGGTTACCCTCCTCGTATACACGAGTGCTTTTATTGGCTTTGGCAGCGTCATAAGCATCTTGAGCCTTTTGTGCCTCTAGTTGAGCCTCTTTTAGCTTAAGTGCTTCTTCCTCTTTGTCGTTCTTCTCATCAAGAGTATCCATTTGTTCTTGAAGTGCATCAATTTCGGCTTTAATAATATCTTGAGCCTTATCTTGTTGTGCTTCATAAATTTCCTGTAATCGCTCTAGTTCCTCACGACGTTTTTCTTGTAATTCGATTTCCTTTTCAAGTTGTTTGATTATAGCACTTTGCATAGCCTCATATGCTTCTTGCGTACTACTTAAATCATCTTTTAACTTGTCAAGATTATTTCTCAATCGTTCTAATTCTTGATTTTGTTTCTTAGTAGCATCTGCATTTTTCTTAGATGCACTTGTTGAACCTTTGGTCGCCTTAGTATAAGATGGCAACGATAGACTAGAAATTATATTAATAGCCTTATCATATTGACCCACCTTAGCTTGCATTTCACTTAAAGCGTTCTTATAAGATGCTAATTGTGTATCGTTCTTGATAGTAATAGACTTTAACGCTTTGTTTAGCGCCTTGTTAACACCATCGCTTGTTTCCCCAAAGGCAGCTAAAATATTCGCAGCCTCAGCAGAAAGTGATTGCATACGACCTTTGGCGTCTTCGGTTTGACCCTTGCTCACTGCTGAACCAGCTTGATAAGCCTCTATAGCAGCTTGAGTGGCAGCAATTTTAACTTGCAATGATTGTTTTTCCATTTCAATGTCAGCAATCTTTTCTTGCTTTTGAATTTCAAACAAAGCACTTGCAGCGTCGGCATTTAACTTATACACACCATTTTCTTCTACTAGCAAATCCATATATTGACCGCCAGCATCAATTAGTTTCATAACTGTATCTAATGATAGTTGACCGTTTGTATCAGCTTCGTTCCATGCGGTAGTTAATAAATCTGTACTTTCAGCCAAACTATCCATAGTATCAGTTAGACTTAAATAATGATTGTCTAACACATCTACTGTACTTGTTAATTCATTAATTTCATTTTTAGAACTATCGATGTAATTTACATAATTACTTAATGCTTCACTTTGAGTATCACTTAATACATATCCTTTTTCTTGTAGTGCGGTCATTTGAGCGAATATATCAGCATATTGAGTAGCTATCTCATTGTAATTTTCAACCGATTGATTGTATGCTTCTTTTTGTTCATCAGTAGCATCAACGCCAGCTTCACTGATAGCATTGGCTGCATCAATCATAGTTTGTTTAGCATCTTCAATCTCGCTCATATCGGCATGAACCGTATAATTAGTTCCATCTTCCAACTTGGCGTTAAACGCATCTACTTCGCTTGTATCTACTTTATATTTATAAGTAAATGTACCATCATATTTTTGAACTCTTTCAACTTGACCACCACTGGTGTCTTTGAATTGCATTTTACCAGTTTCTTGTGCTTGCAATTCTTGTTGTTGTTTTAATTGCTCAGTTTGTGCTTGTAATACTTGTAACCTAGTTTCTTCTTGTGGAGTTAAGTCTTTTGTAGAATTTTTTAACCCCTCAAGTTCACTATTAGCACTTTCTAACTCATTAGATATCTCATCTAAGTTTTCTTTGGCTGTTTCAATTGGATGAGTCCATTCATGAAATGCCTCGGTTGCTGAAGAAATAACAGCGCTTAGTGCCATACCTGCCAAAACACCAACTAGCCCCATTGCTAATGATTTACCAACTGCTACCACTTGATTTTTTGCTCTCTCAGCTGCAACTTGTTGGTGAATAAGACCCAATGTAGCCTCGTTATATTCTGTTTCGGTTTTCTTAAGATAAGCCCTTTGTTCTTCTAGGGTTTTTAAACTCTTTTGTGATAACAAGATTTTCTTAACACCTTCATCTTGTTTACTTAAAGAAACCGTTGTACTCTTAACGTTATCCCTTATTTCTATAATGTTGTTTTTTAATGTTTCCCACAATTTAGTTGGCTTACCCTCGTTTTTAAAAGTAGCATAAGCAACAAATGCTCCAAAAGCTACATTTAATAACCCTACATTATCAGTTAATTCAATAACTGCGGTTGAGGCATCTAATAACATTTTAAGCCAATTGCTATCTAATGTATTAGTAGATAATTGTTCAAATGCTGATAACATTTGTTGGGTTTTACCCTGTATGCTTGACAAATATCTATCTTGTTCCTCGGTTGCACTACCTGTACTATTTGCAGTTGCTTTTACTGCTTTGTCTACAGATTGCCAATTTGTTAATAAACTTTCTAAAACTGCAACCTGTCTTTTCGTTTTAATTTATTTATTGTTGAATTTTTTAAATCTCCTGTGTTCTTTGTAATTGTTATTAATATAGTCATTTTTTCTTACCCAAAAATAACCGTGACTAAAAATCATATTTCCTTGTTTTGGTCTGGGTATTTTATCACCTGTTGATTTAAAGTAACCCCAAGCACTATCAACCTCGGTTATATTCCCTTGGGCATCAATTCTTATCAATGGTGTTTTATTATGAGTATAATTCATTCTATCTTTTCTTAAATACAACCTACCTCGGTTGACATGGTTTTGAATAATATTTGGTGATATTTTTAATTTTTCTCCAATCGCTTTATACGTCATATTTTTATCTAAGAGTTTTTGTGCTTCATCAAAATCGATTGGTCTTTTTAAAAAATTATTTTTAATATCTTCATCAACAACCATACCAAATAATATTAAACTAACATCATCAATATTGTAATCTCGCTCATCAAACTCCATGAAGTTAAATCCACTTTCTAAAGCGTATTGCTTTTTCTTCGCATCAAAACCCCTTTTGTTATCATGGAATCTACTTTGAAATTCTATTAAAACATTCCCAAATTCATAATGATTTGGAATATATAAATCATATTTACTAGGTTTCCCTTTCAAGCCTTTAAAACCTATGTCTTTTTCTGTTTTAACATTATCATAATATCGTTTTGCCATTAAGCTGATTTGATTATGCAAAAATGAATTTTGAGTATATGTAACACAATAAAAACATCTATCATTGGTTTTAAAAGCACAATATCTTCTTTCGAACACTTCGTTGCATGTGTTGCATTTTAATTTAATAAAAAACTCATTACGCCCGTTTTTCCTTCTTTTACTCTTAGTGTTTTTATAATAAGCATCTACAAATTCGTACTTATTATTATAATTTTCTTTTATAAACTTTTTAGCATCTTCTATTTTTTCATCTAATCTTTTCTTCATATCACTATTCAATTCAACAATAAAAAATCCTTACACTCTCATGCAAGACTAGACTATATCTTCACCCTATATAATAGGGGCAGACCATTTCCACCATAAAGGTGTACTCTACTTTATTCATCCACTTTTACGTGCCTTATTCTCTACATTGTAGAGTTATATTTATTATTAATTTCGATAGTCGTTGAACACACCCCATATCTAAACGACTTAGGGGCTTCGTTGCTGATTGTCACATATATTTATACATATCACTTATACACACTTATTTCTAAGTATGTTTAGTTTATAAATACTTCGAGAGTTCCCAGCAATTAGGTCTGTACTTGGTGTATATCTCTATACACTCTGGCTAAAGATTAACCAGCAATCTGCTCACCCAAATATTGACGTTGATTTGTAGTCAACGTAGGATAGACTTTTGCCAAGTCTTTGAGAATATCATAAGTATCTCTTAGTTGACCCTCGCTATCCATTAAATTAATTCCAGCTATTTCTTCCAAGTCCTTGCCTAATTTAGCAACCCCTGGTGTAGCCTCATCTCCTGCTTCTTCAATACCTCTAATACGTTGAGATATTGTTACTAAACCAGTAGAAGTTTTCTCAATATTTTGTAATACCTCGTTTGCACCTGTAAGCAATCCTGTTAATTCGCCCATAGAAGTTCCAGCTTGAGCGTATACTGCTCCAGATCTGGAGATTCCTTCTGCCAAATCATCAAACGATATTGCAGCATTATTACTTACCTCATTCAACGTATCAGTAATTTCGCCAGCTTGACTAGCTTGTAGATTGTATGCTTTCATTACTGAAATTAAAGTTGATGACGCAGTTGAAATATCACTCATTTCATCGGCTACATTTAACATTGTAGCAGCCTCTTGAGCCAATGTCAAGGTTTCATTTAAAGCATATCCACTTCGAGCAAAATCTCCAGCAACCTTTAATACTTCAGTACCAGTTCTACCAACCGTTTCGCCTACTTGAAATGCTTTGTCGGTATAATCTTGCAATGCTTGTCCGCTAAGATTTGTAACCTTTTGTATTTCGACTAATGCATTATCTAACTCTTTGACATTATCAATCATTTTGTTAACGACAGAAATAGTCATAAATAATGCTTGTGCACCAATTACATACTTAGTAAATCTTTCGGCATTATACCTTAATTGTTCCCCTAGCGACTTTTCTCTATTATTATAAATAGAAACTTCATCACTCAATAAACTTATTTGCTTTTTTACATTTGAAACATTTTCCGCTGTAGTATCGGCTTGGGCTTTGCTAATAGCCTCATTCACCTTATCGAATTGACCGCCAATACCTTCATCTTCAAATGCGCTTTGATGTAATGCTCTAATTTTATTTAATTTTTGTATTTGTTTATCTAGTGTTTGATTTAATCTATTGCTAGAATTATTAGCTTGATTATAACTACTAATCAAAGTCTTAGTATCTTTGGCAGTGATATTCAATGACGATTGTAGTTTCTTTGTCTCCGTTTCAACCTTTGCAACCGAATTGTAGAAGGCATCCATATCGCCCTTATTGATTGCCAACGACATTTCTCGTTTTTGAGAAGTTATTGTATCAAGTCTTTTGGTAACATCTTCAATACTAGCCTTATCCAACGCTACTTTAATACTAGCAATATATTTTTCTTGAGCCACGTTTTCACCCTCCTTTCATAAATTTAGAGGTTATAAACCCATACATCATATTTGTATAAGGAAGATTTAATTATATCTTTGAAGTTGTTTTCTAGCCAATTTAAAAACAAATCTAAATATGGTTGTCGATTTGTTTTACCACCTAATCCATGTATGCCACTAACGTTCAAAATATCCAACATATCTTCTCGAACATCTTCTCCGCCTACACTTGCATGAGCGTTCCAACCATATCCACCTCTTGCATATTGCACACTTAATCTATTAGGGTCGAAATATAACTCTTTGACAAATCCACTAATGTCATGCTTTAATGGTGTTACATCAAAACTATTGGCAAATTCACCAGTAGCCCCCTCGCCATTAAAATAGTCTTCATTACTCATATCAACATAGGTGTAGGTTTTAATACATTTTAATAACTCTTTGTAAATGGTTTCACTTGCATCTTCTAATGCTAATTGTATGCCATTTTCCATATCACGTTGAAATGTGTCTATATCAATAATGTATTCTCCCATAATGATTATCTAACCTTTGACACTTTGTTTGGCAACTTTTGAAACTATATCATGTTGTAAAATTTTATCAACTTTATCTTTGTCGACATCATTAAAATCTTTAACAACCTTTTGACTCAATAAATCTAACTCCTCTAAATTTGGTACTCCCTTTAAAATTCCATTAAGCAACATTTGATTATTCAAAACATTTAGATAGCTATCAAACACACTTTCAAACTCTTTAATATTATCGATTTTACTCTTAACCAAAGTAATTAACCCACTTTGTAATACTTCTTCGTATTCAACGTTTTCAAGGTTTACATTTGTCAATAATTGAATTAGATATAAATCAGCGCAAGCCCTTGCTGTATAAATATCATCTAATGTTAAGATACCATCAAAATCATTTTCAACACCTAATTTTCCAATAGACATATCAATGATTGTTTTAATTTCTGGATATTCAATATAAGGTTTTACTAATACAGTCTCCCCATTAAACACAAATCTTTTTTTATTCTTTTTTTTAAATTTTAACAATATTTTATCATTTGACATAATTAAATCCTCCTATTTTATATTTAAGATGTGTAAAAAAATAAGAGTAATATATTACTATATCACTCTTATTATCGTTATTATTTTTGTTTCTTAGAACTTCTAGCCTTTGCCCCACGAGTAATCACAAGTCCTTCTTGTTTGTCTTTTAGTGTGCAAGATTGATAGTTTGCAGATGGCTTAAACTTGTTTTCAAGATTACACCATCTACTGAACATACATGCCCCATTTGTTTGAGAACATATATAATATACTCCACTACCCTCTCTTTGCTCACGACCAAATTTACAAAAAGACATAATTATGATACAGTTACAAGGATAGAATCTTTGTAAATAGTTCCGCCATTAGTATAAGTTACTGTAATAACAGCGTTATCATTAACTTGCGCTCCAGTAGCAATAGTTACAATACCTGTTTTCGCTCCTACAGAAATATTAGAACCAGTAGCTGCTGGCTTCGTTGCAACCGCAAACCCTAATTTGGCATCAGTAGCAGGAATTTCAATATCTCCTTTTACACCACCACGTAAACCAATTACATTTAATTGAACCGTTTTTTGCACCCCATGAGTTGCTGTAATATCTCCATTAGTAATTACAACTCCACCAATTTCAGATAAAGCATCTTCTAAAACAGGAACCCATTTAACGTAAGCATAAACGTCTCCACTAGTACAATCTTGACCAGAAACATTTAACGCAGTACCAGTTAATGTTTCACTAGAAACACCATCAGCACTTAATGCTAATTCATAGTTACCATCGATTTGGAAACGTGGAATATTGTAATGTAAGTATTCTACTAATTCCATAGCTTCATTTCTAATTTCGATAATTAGAGTTAAATCAACAACTTTTGGTGGTTCTTTTGTTTCAATGCTTAAAACATCAACAGTTTCCATAGCATCATAAATAGCAGTAACCATTTTTCCTTTTCCGCCAACCACTGTAATTTCTTTTTGACTAGCGTCCACTACTGTTACAGTATCTTCATCATAGAAAACAGACACTCTACCAACAGGAGTTTTAGATAACTCTCCTTTACCACTGGCATCTAAAGTAACACATTCAGTTTGTAATACTTTGATGTTTTTATTTTGAATATCAGAACCAGCATTTAATGGTAAGAACACTTTACTAAATGTAGGTTTTGTGATAGTACAAGTAATAGTTTTATCGTGCATATAACGTGCTTGCATTACGTTGTTAATACCACCACGAACATCAGTAGCAGTCATAGCCATATTAACAGCAGTTGAAGTTGAAGTAGTACCCCAAAATAAACCGTTACCAGTTGAAGTATCACGAGCAACAACGTTAGCTACAGAAACAGCAAATTTTTTTGCCATATATATTTCCTCCTAAATTTTTTATTTATTTTACTTGACCTTTAGTTGCCTTATTTATTTTATCAATAAAAACATTCTTTTGAGAAGCGACCCCATCTTTTGGCTTGTCTAAATCAATATTTCCTACCGACTTAGACAAATCACTATTCTCAAAATCACTTTGAGTAACTAATAAGCCATCGTATCTACCCTTTTCGACATAAGGGTTTGCATAATAATTAATTTTTCTATCAAATTTAACTTTTCCAGACACTGCCAAAGGGTACATGACTTCAAAATCCTTTTGTTGTCTTAGGAAGTATAAATGATGCCTGAATTGATATAATGTATATTTAACAAATTTATCATCATTAATAGCTAAACCCGATAAACTAGCAAAATTAAATATCTCATCTGAAAATGATTGAGGTGGATTATCTTTGCTTAACTCAATTAATTTTTCTTCCATATCTTTATGATACTGTTCAATGCGCTTAATGCTTATTGCATTTTGTTTTAATATCAATTGCCTTATTAAATCAAAATCACTTTCATCAAACACAACTTCTTCTCTACCATCGATAGAAATTATTATTTTAATTTGAGCCAAACTCAAAGCATCAACACTATCTATCTCAATATTTGTTGTTATCCTAATGATTTTATTAATATCATCTTTGGAGCAACCATACACCTCTTCTAGCTTGCAAACATCAAACAACATTTCTTGTATTATTTTTTGAATATTAACAAATGAGATTGGATTAGTGAACAAATAAGCAATCAATAACGCCTTTAGATAAGAGGCTTTATATATCGCCTTTCTCTCCAATACGCTCATGGTTGGATATATAAATTCTTTTTTAGAGTGACATAAGATTATGGAAACTAGGTTTTCTTTATATTTCTCAACAACAAGAATGGGGTAAAACTCTAAATTTTTAAAAGTTTGTGGTTTTCCCCATATGTCGTTATCAGCATTATAAAAATCTTGTAGTTCCATTAATCAGATACAATAGTAGTCATGATTAGATTATAACCACTATATTCATTATTAAAATTAACCAATTTAAAACCACCGCTATAATCTTCTAGTCCATTCAAGAATAAATATCTACCATTATCATATAATGGCTTTCCATTTAGAGCATCTACCAATTCTTGCATTATAGCAGTTGCTCTATTGTCGTATGCGACTTGGTCTGTATCGCATATCATTTTTCGATTATTTACAATAATTTGCAACAATATATTAACCTTAGCCACTTGCGTATCTTGGGAATACCCATTCAACACTTGTATTCTTAGTTGCGAAAAAACCTCTCCTTTATCGCTCGTCATAGCTTCATCAGAGAATTTTTGAAATGCAACATTATAATTCTCTAAGTGCATAGAACTAGGAGCAATCATACCTTTTATTTCTTCTTGTGACAAATCACTTTTTCCCATTGGATTTTCGTATTTTAATAGTTTCCACAAATTAGGACAATTAATCGCCAAATAATTAATTACATCATATGGGATAGTTCTAATTGATTTGTAGCTTGCGTAATCTCTAAAATTATTGACATTATCCATTTTATACAACACCCCTTAACCAAATTTCTAAATCTTTAACCTCTTGATTTTCTATATCTTTTAATTTTATTGTCAACGAGTTTGCTCTATATTGTTTATTGCATTTAATAGTAAATTTATTATTTTCAACATTTTCAATAGAATAATATTGTTGGGGAACACCAAGTGATGTTATTTCAAAAGCATCGTCATTAGGTTTTCCATTACTATAATATCTAACCTCATACTCTTGCGATTCTCCTTGCTTTAAACTAGTAACATCGCTAGGAGTAATATTAATTCCATCAACATAAGTTGGTGTATAATTATTTCCATTCCATGCAACATCTTTTTCTAAGTCATCTTCTGGTTGCTCAGAAACCTTATTCATAAATAGTTTTAATAAACCGTTATTAATACTATTATTATATTGAATAACAACATACGCTCTACCATTAAACAAAAATCTTTGGTTGATATAGATATTTTTTGTATCTTTGTTGTTTTGAACATATACAACAATGTCACAATTCGGCTCTACAAAACCATGTTGCCCCATGTCTAAGGTTGTATATTTCATAGTGTCCTCAAAATTACAAGGATAAGAAACAATTCCCTTTGAAGTTAACATATTTAAAGTTTGGTTACAAGGAACTATTCTTCCATTCACATTAAATAATCTCAATGTATCTAATGAAATTAATAACCATGTAGTCCACTTTTGGGGAACATCACGAATGTGCAAATAATTAAAATGAATATAATCACCTATTCCAAATTGCAAAGTTTGATAAGGATATGATAACATTTTTTTATAACCCAATGTCTTATCGTCAGAATTTCCTTCCATAATCCATGTTTTATATTTTTTATCATAATCCATATTTTTATAAACCCATTCAAAATCCACTGCATCTTCAAATCCATCTTGAACAATATCGCTAGTGCTATCTTTTAAGGAATCGCCCTTGTTCATAATATCCATAATCATAGAAGAACAACCTCTTGTTCTCTTTGGCTTAGCGACCATACATACGCCTACCTGCTAATCTTTTAAGTTTATCTTTTGATTTTCGATAACTATATTTTACAATTAAATCATGAACTCTATCTCTCCATTGAGTAATAGATAAGTTTGATAATTGTTTAATTTGTTCAGCTTGACTATGAACTTTATAACTGTTACTATAAACAATTTGATTCAGCGACCTGTCATTTGCTGCATATGCCTCCAAAAAAGGAATATTCATACCCTCAGCAAGAATAATTTTTTCATCTATATCCAAAGTTTCTTCAAAATATCCTATTTCATAAGCACCTACTAAAATAGACAACCCCACTTGTGGGGCTTGGTCAAAGGTGATAATATGAGTAAGTGGGTCATATTGGTAACCAAATAACTCCACATAATAATCATCATCATCTCTTTTTGCACCAACCCAAATATTGGTTTGACCGTCTTGTGGGATTGGGTCTAATTGAAATTGGGTTTCTACCCCATCTCCATCAAAAAAATATTCGCTCTCGCTATATCCCTTTATTTTAGTTAGGTCTTTATGACAATCATACAAAAATGCCCCTATGGCATATTGTAATTGTCGATAACACAAAGAATAAAATTGATATAGAGGAAGTTTAGCCAATTTAGGGTCTTTTCTAATAACTTCGTTTAAACAATATATTTCTTCAAATGTAGTCATCAATACTCCCTCCATTCATTGTTATATTAGTGAACTAAATTTTTTAAAATTTGTAAAGAATTAGCTGCTTGAACTAATTCTACTCCAAAGAATTTTTCGATAGTAGCCCTACTTGCATAAGGAATACGTTCTAATCTTTTATCCAATTCTAAGTCAGCTAATTTATATAGAATCATGTGCATAATATCTATGTTAGTTTTAGTTTTGGTCTTACCATCTAGCCAACTATAAATTTGGTTGGCGTCTCCACCATTAATTAAATCCATGATTTCATCTTCATCATAAATAAATGTACGTTTAATTCTGAACTCTTTATATTCATTGTCATCATCAAAATAACAAAGCCCTTGTTCAAATACTTTTTTATTAGACGCTTTCTTAAATACTTCTTTTAAATCTGCTCTATCACATTCAACTTCTTCTCCGTACTCAAATTGGAGAACCACATCGCCTTTTTGTGATGTTAGCGTAACGCCATAAACCGCATTACAACCCACCATAATGGTTTCACCTAAATCATCATCGGTTTTTGTTTCAGTCATAGCTTGTTGAAGTTGATTAGCTTGTTGGGCTTGTTGTTTGAACATCTCAACCAAAGCACTTTGTTGTTTTAACATTTCATTTACTTCGGCTAATTGTTTTTTCATTAATTCAAGTTCTTCATCTTTGGCATCTTTGGTTTTTTGCACAACCTTTGATTCTTTCTTTTTAGCGTTACCACGCTTTGATGTCTTTACTTCTTTTGTTTCATCATTTTCAGACGAGATATTTACTTGTTTGTTTTCCATTATATCAATTTCCTTTCTACAACAATGATATAAGAGGCTAGGAATAAACCCTAGCCAATATCATTATTCCACTATATTATTTTTACAATTATTGAGCAACTTTAATTAAACCATAATGTGCTTGTGTAACAATAGCAGCATCAAATTGCATATGATAAGAATAGCTTACTTTGTGTAATGAACCACGAGTAGCATCTGTTTCTTTTGCATAAGCATAATTTTCACGAACTAATGTTACTGGTTTGTCACCAACTGAACTTAATAATACAATTACGTCAGCAGGTAATAAGATTGTTGGAGCCTCTCCAGTGAATGGTTGTGATAAATCAGTAGCTTGTGGGATAACAATGTTATCAACGCCAAAAGCACGACCTAAGAAACCATCTCTAATCATTTGGTCTTGACTTTCAAAACCAAAGTTAGTTGTAGCGATAGTACCAGCTTTGTTAAATGCAGTTAAAGTACCATAAGCCTTAACTTCAGCACCACCGTTTACAGCTTGCAAATCACTAATCATTTTAACCACTTTATCACTTGCATAAGTAGCAGAATAGAATGGTGTACCATTTAATTTATTAGTATCGAAAATTAATCCAGCAACTAATTGATATTGAGCATATAATAAAGCCATAGCAACTTTAGCCACTTCTTTACCAAAATCAAATGTTCTATCAACAATACGAATATAATCCATTTGAACACCTAAAGCGTATTCTTTTGGAGTGATTGTGATACTTTGTTTAGTAACACCGTTTAAACGAGTTACATTTGTCATATAAGAACTTCTTTGTGCAACAGGCAACCCTTTTGTTTCGATTTCAGCAGTATAAGAATCTCCTAATCCCACTGTTTCGATATTACATAAATTTAATAAAGCAGTTGGGTTAGAGTTAGCTACAACTCCTGAAATTGCCTCAACTACAATTGAATTATATAAAGCGCCAAAAGTTGGATTAGAAAACGCTCTTGCAACTCCTTCTTTTGTGTTTAATGATAAGTGTTCTAAACCAGATTTAGAAGCACAATATCCTAATAACGCATCTTTAACGTTTTTGTTTTTATGAGAATATTCTTTTTTATCCATTTTGAATGAGTCATCACATAAACCTTTGCTTACATAATGGTCTGAACTATAAGCTAAAGCTAATTCAGTTAACCCATCAACAATCACAGCTGCCTCGTTGTCAGTAGCTGAGAAGTTTTGTACTACATTAATTACTTTTTCCATCTTATATTATCCTCTCTTTCCTTATTAAGCTACATCGTCACCGATGAAACCAGTTGCGATTACAGTTTTGATAAATTCAGCACCAAATAAACCACCAGCCCGTAAATATTCACCAGCAGTTTCAACTCTTAAATAACATTTAGCAGTTGCATGAGAGGCATTGTTAACCAAAGCATACTCAGCTTGTACTGGAATTAAGAAGTTTTTAGCAGTTGCTGTAGCGTTCTTAATTGCATCGTGAGAAATTTCAAAACGAACATAATTATCAATCATTACTACTGTAACAACATCCCCTTCTTTAAATTCGTATTGAGTATAGTCTGGTTGTCCTTCTGGGCGTCTACCATCAGGCAATTGTTCAAAACCACCATTAATAACTAAACCAAATCTTTGAGTCTTAATATCAGTAGGAGCAGCACCTTTGTAAACATCAACGTTTCTTGCTCCAAATGTTGCATCCAATTCTTCTAATGTTAATACTGCACCAGCTTGGATTGTTTGTCCTTCTGGAACGCTTGCAGTGAATACTAAACGGTCAGGCACACGAGTAATTGGTGCACAATAAAAATGTTTGATAGCCATATATATTTCCTCCTAATTATTTACCTTTTCTATATTTTTTAGCTAAACTTTCTAATGGGTCTTGATTCTTTTGAGCCATTGAAGTATTATCAATAGGCATGAATGAGAATTTTTTAGTTTCATCAATTTCTTCAATTGCTTTCTTAGCATTTTTTGCTACAGCAGCATATACTTTTAATGAGAATTTTTCTTCATCTAATTCACCACAACCAAATTTAGCAATTTCAGCTTTAAATGTTTCAGCTTCATCGCCTAAGCAACTAGCATATTCTTTTACTAAAGCGTTCATAGCTTCAACACTTTTAACGTGTTCAATTTCTTTTAATTTGTTTTCAAGAATAGCATATTTCTTTTCCCAATAATCTTTGTCAGCGTCAACATCATCTTCTAATCCCTCTTCGCCTTTATCATGGGGTTCGATTTTATTCTTTTTAACATTTTCTTCTTTTTCTTTGACATCATCTTCTTGTGCCTCAGCATCATCTTTGATTTCTTCGATGTCTTTGTTATCCTTATCAAGTTTGTTCTTGATTTCTTCTGCCATAGAAGCATCCTCCTTTTCTTTGTCTAATCCTAATTTTTTGTAGATACTTTCTACTTTATCAACCACTTTGGTATCACCCTCGGCTTTGGCATAACCCAAAGCAGAAGCTAACCCTCCTCGATTATAAACAGCAGTATCTCCAACAATTTCCATGACTGGATATTTTAATTTAGAACTTGGGCTTTCTTCCCACCCTTGTTCAACAAGCAAATAAACATCTTTAACTAACGTCTTATAGTTTTTAGCACTTAAAACTTTATTTCTAAGTGTTGTTTTATCTACGTCTCCCCAACTAGAATCAGACATTTTTTCACTTGATTTATTAACCTTTATTGCTTTTTCTTTGCCTAAATCTTCCTTTTTGGCAAATAAAGAACTTTCAATAAATTCTTTCATTTTATTACCTCCATAAAGACTATAAATATCTCCATCTTTATGTTCTTTCATACTATTTTCAATTTCAACTAATTTACTATGAGATATATAAGAATTGTAAACAATATCTTTAACATCATTAAGAACTAAATCAATATCCTTATTTGTTGATTTTCTATTGATTAAATAATTATTCATGTTATCATTAATATTGTTTTTTAATTCTAAAGGCAATTTATATTTTGTGTTTTTAGAAAATTTTAAATAAGTATTGTTATAGTCATCATATGAGTATTTAATAACATTCATCTCAGACCCTTCTATGCCCTCTAGTACATCCCTACCCAATAGAGCAATTCCTCTTAATTTCATTTTATTAATTTTTAGAATACCATTATCTTGTTGCCAACCATCTAAAACAATAATTTCAATACTTATTTTTAAACTACCATCACGCTTTTCAATAATACGCATTAAAGTAGGAAGATATACTTTATGAATTACACCTATTACTCGAACATAGGTACGACCATCTCTTTCTACGTATTCGATAGGGGTTAAATATGGAACATGACCAGCAATTAGCATTGTAGCATCACCATCTCTAGCGTGTTCTAGTACATCCGTACTCATACTTGGAATCACGCTATTATTAAGACGATAAATAATTGGTTTGTCTCTAAATGTTTCTTTAGAACATTCAATACAATCCATATCAATATCAGCTCCATTTCTATTCACGCCTAAGTGACACAAATCTAATGAAACTAAACAAGTATCTTTATCTTCTTCAATAACACTTAAATAATCTAACGAAAATTCCAAATTCATTTTATTAACTTTTTTCACTACTCTTCACCCCTTTCTGATTGTTTTCTCAATCCCCACTCTTTTAAGAGTTTAGAAAGGCTTTCACATTCTACATATTTGTATACAACTTTGCCATTTTTAGCTATAAAGTCACCAACTGGCAATACATTATTTTGTTCTAAAAATTTACACAAAGGTATAGAACCACATTTAAAATATTTAATCTTAAATCTATCTTCGATTTCTTCGGTATTAACAATTCTCACTAATCATCACCACCATCGAATACAAAGAATTTATCACACATATAATCAAATGTAAACCAATCATCGTTTTTGACTGCATTGGCTTTATCCACTAATAATATGGATTGTTCCATAAATTTATTAAATGTTCTCATAAAGCTATCCAACTCCTTGGAAACATTATAATCACCATGTTCGTTAGCTACTTTTATAGCTTGAACTAATATGTTATAAGTTTCTTCATGATATTTTAAGTTCTTATAAAAAAACTCTCTTGGACTATTGTAATCTGAATCATCTAATGGTGTTGGTAAGTATTTTGTAGTTACATTATACATAGATTGAATATTCGAAATAGTATCACTCCACGCAATGGGAAATAAATGTGCAAATCCTTCATGAAATATTTTTTCAAAATTATTCATAGCATACTTAACATTTAATACAGATAAACCTCTATCCCATATTCTATTCAAAATAAATCCTTGTTGAACTAATTTATCCAGCATCTCATTTGTTTCTTCACTAATTAACAATTTTATCACTCCCTTCTATTCTTGACCCCTGCTATCTCTGGTCGCTATTCCCTCATCGCTCAAATTCATAGTATCTATTTTATCTCTGCCACTTGTTGCATTGACTTTTTGTGATGCTTGGAATTGCGATGTTAGAGGTTGCATTGCACTCTTTAATCCAAACTCATTTTCCAACAATGTTAATCCCTCTAATTCATGAGGTAAATAACCAGCTGCACTAGCAAGATGTTGAATTGGAAAGTTCGCAGAAGTTGTTAGCTTTAACGCTGTATTAATTTCTTCATCTCTTTCTAAGTCATTTCCGCTAAATTTTGTTACCCAAGAATATGTCTTGGTTGCGTTTGAAATTTGCCAATCCATCATTAATTCAAATTGTGGATATAACGCCTTGGCTACATATAAATAGTCTTTTCTAGCATTGATTGTAATAGCCTTTGCGGATTTTGTATCGTCATCCCCAAAGAATGTCCCTGTTGTTCCAGCACCTGCATAAAATGTATCATTTGATAAATTAACGATATTATCTAGATTACTCGCTTGAGCGGTCGATACATCATCAATATCAAAAGGAGAGGCAAACATAGTAATATTATCTGGCAATGTAGATTGTATCATTTCTACAATTTCAGCTGCCTCCTCATAAGGCATAATCATTTCATCAGTATTCTTCTTTTGTGGAATTTTACCCCATAGCACTTTCCATAACTCTAAAGCAGACTTATCTTTTAATAATTGTCTGTACGAAAGTATATCTAAAGCACTACCAAAAGTATTACTTAACGGTGGTATCTTTAAGGCTTTGTTGGGGTCAAAAGTTAATACAAATGTTTCATTAGGGTCTAATGCTAAATATTGATATGGTGCTAAGGCTTTCCCTGCCAATCCATCTTTTCTTTTTTCATTAAATAACTCATATTGCTTATAAAGATTAGGAATTATATTAGGAATATAAGCCATTCTATCAAAATAAGACAAATCCAATGAAGCAGTCCAACCATAAGCCCACTTTGATGTAATTATACACCAATCAGTAGGTAATTGCAAAAAGTTTATATCGTTTTCAGTTTTTTCTATATGCCAAATAGAAACACCATCTTGCATAGTTGCCAACGCCATACTTCTAAATCTTTGTTTTGGCTTCGCTTTAGCAATAACATCGCTTGCAACCCTATAACTGTTTTGATATGATTTTAGTGATGAGCTACTAATTTGCGTACTACTTCCTGGTAATAACATACAATTAAAACTCAATATATCAGCAAAATAATGAACAAAACGATTGTATTGACCAACTGCATACTCCAAATATTGCGATAGTGCCCTTAGTTTTCTATCGTTATATTGGGGTGCTAATAACCAAGTCTCAATATCATCGCTAGTAGCTTCTGCAGGGTTGAAATTCATGTCTTGTAAAAATCTTTCCTCTAAATAAGGTTGAGAGACACCATTATGAGCCGACAAAGTAGCTAACATTTGTGCTTGTTCTACGCTTCTCTTTAAAGATTGAGCATAAGCATGAATACTTTCACTAAACTCTTGTGAAGTAATTGGCTTTTTAGGGTTGCTTTGTGGCTTATTGATTTTTATTGGCTTTTGTTTGTTTTTATAATTTCGATTAGCCATTGTGTCCTCCTTTCTATCTAAATTTAAACCCTACTCTACGCTTATTAGTAGAACGAGTTTTCATAGCTTCTTTAAATTTTTCGGCAGAATATGAATTATTCCCACCTTTTAATTTACCTATCTCTTTTAAAGATATAAAATAATTACCATAAGATATTGACGAATACCTATCCTTTCGACCATTAATTGGTTCAGTTAGTCTAATGTTTCCGCCAAGTATCTCCATACTTAAATTTATACATTCTTCTATTAGTTCTGATGTTTGAACATATGGAGCAAGTTTTAACGCTCTATAATTTGGATTATCATTATTCCTGAACAAAGAATCCTTTGAAGTCAAAATATCTATTGCTCTTTGTTCGTTGACTAAAAATGATATACTGTTATTATCTAATTGCTTCTTAAAATCTACAGCAATCCTACTATTCAAAGCCAAAGAGCCTTGAATTGGAAAAATGACAGGCAATGCCCCACTTTCAACCGTCCTATCTCTTAGGTCACTTATAGTTTCTTTGCTTAAAACGTGTAACTTATCATCATCTATAATAGTCCAAGCAGGATAAACTTCGCCAGTAATGTCATCAATAGTCTCTTTTGTTAATTCATCATAAACTGTAATACCAGCATTTTGAGTATCAATAACCAAATAATCAGCTCCATACTCATAATACAATTGTTTTATTCTAAGTGCTTGACGAGACGCAGTAGCACCATTGTGGCTTTCTATATAATCAATATCTCTTTTATATCTAGTTCCATCAAAATCTCCCTCAATGCAACCTATAATGGTGTTATCGTTTTTCTTACCTTTTTTTGTTGCGATATCAATTGTAACAATCCTAATATTGTCATCACTTCTTGTTTTATTATAAGGATTATCAATATGTCTCTTGCCAACTATCTCAACGTTGCTATATGGATAAAAAGGCTCTCTAAGCCTTCTATTAATATCCATGTCATCTAATTTAAAATATGAATCTCCAGACTCTCCAATCATACTATTTTCATATTCCATCTTAAATGTTAGGTCATCCATTGTACTTTTTTCTCCAAAAATGTCCTCTGGTGTTTTTAATTGGTGTTCCAATGCTAGATACATATCAAATGCCACGAGACAACGCTTTTTCCCATTGAACATGTCAGTAGATGTTTCAACAATTTGTTTCCACATCCAATTACTCTTCCAATAAGCAGAAGATATATATATTTTTTTAGATTGTTCAGCTTTTAAGTTTTCATATTTACTCAACAACATATATGGTGGTTTTCTAGGAACATTAAAAGGAATAATTACAGAGTCAACAATTCCTTTATTTAAAGTTCTAAACTCTTCTAGTATTATTAGATTCGAACGCAAACCACGAGAATTATCATTATGTGCTGTTACTATAATTGAAGAATCGTTTCTAAATTTAACTTCATATTCGTTATTACCTGTTGTAATTTTAAGTATCTCTCTACGCAAATTGGGAGACATTCTCATTAATTCTTTTTCTATCTTCTCGGTAATAATCAATCCAGCTTGCGATAATTTCGATGCAACGATAACAATCCTAGCCCCAGGATATAATATTGCATAACAACAAATAAATAACGCAGTCAAGAAACTCTTCCCTATGGCTCGAGCAGCTATCCATACAAACACATTATTTGTCATCATTAAGTGCAATACAAGTTTTTGAAATGGAAATAAAGATATGCCCAAATAATGCTCAGCAAATAATTCTACATTTCTTCTATAAAAAGTAATCCAATGCCTTAATCTCTCAATGGTTTTATCATTATTTCTTTCATACAAAGATATTTTATCCTTGTTTGATGCCATTTTTTTAGACAAAGCCATATTTATTCACCTTCGAATTTGTCATAAGATATCTCCATATCATTCTCAAAACTACCATCAATTTCATCTTCATTGTAGTTAATGTGTGGAAAATCTCTATGACCCAATAATAAATTCTTTATAGGGCGAACAATGTGTAAATTAAAGTATTTTTCAAAACCTTGATGGTCTTTATAAAGATTTCTATCTGAGAAAAACTCAGCAGGCATATTTTGTTCAATATCATCAATCCATTTTCCAAATGTCTTATTCCCCTCGCTTGCCTCTTTATTTTTCTTTAAAGTTGCAGGGTCTAAGCCCATATCTTTAATAATTGATGACTTTTGTTTTAATAACGATTCGGTTGGTTTACCGTTTGATATTACAGATTTTTCAATGCTTAATTCCACTCTACACAAATCTCTAATATACGATATACTTATAACATCATCTAATGGAACACCATCAGACCATTTTTTATACAATTGATTTAATCTTTTATAATCTTCAGCAGAATAGCCTCCGCCCCAAACCTCCATATTCTCTTTTTCAACAGTCACCAAGGGAACATCTTCGACTGAACCCCTATTTTCGTCACTGTTATAAAAGTTTAATCCACGATATTGTGTTGCACTATTGACAAATCTAATGTATTCTGGTAGGATTTGTTCTTCTCCCCACTCTTTTTCTACCGCTTTATCGATAATCGAATCAACTAAATTCTTATCATAATAAACATCTAGCAAACCGCACAATCTAAATATTGCTCTATGAACGCTATCATACTCTTTTACCATTTGAATATACATTTTTTTAGTACATTCCTTACAAATTGGCATAATGTAAAAAGCGTTAGAACGAGATTTATAAAATTTAGACTCGTCCAATTCTTCTTTGCAATGAAAACAACGCCATTTTTCCTTTTGTGGCTTTGTATTAATTAATTTCTTTTTTGAACTAACAGCCATTGAAAATGACCTCCTTTCACCAAAAACATTCTTACAATTTTTATGTATTATGAGGAGAATGGAAAAACTCCTCATATAATTAAAAGGGAAGTGATATTAAAAAGGACTCATTTTACAAAACAAGTCCTTGGAGATAATAAACTTATTACTTAAAATGAAGTCTTGCACTCCATTAGAGACTACACTATAAGTGTTGCTTTTGCAAATTAAATAATATTCGCAATATGGATTTACGTTCTTCCCAAATATGTCGACATTATTTTCGGCTAAACATACTTTATTATGGTTCATAACTATACACACCAATTTGATTTTCCAACTCAATAGATAGTTCTCTATATTTATTATATTGATTAGAATAATATTCAACATCACTCTTAGCTTTATTTAAGTTCTCTTGAGATTGTTGTAATTCTTGTTGCAAAACATCATTATCATGTTTAACCTTGGTATAGTTTATACCAAGCAACAAAGATAGCAATGCTAGAAATGTCAATATTTTCACTTCTATTTCTTTTTTTAACATTGTTAGATACCCATTAAACTAAAGAAAGTTTTTCTTCCAGCCACCCCATCAGGATTTAATCCATGGTCACGTTGATATTGTTTTACACACGCTTCTAATCCTTTTCCAAATTGACCTGGGCACTCTACACCGTTAGGATTATACCCATTACACATTAAAGCAATTTCTAAAGCTGTAACCATGTATTGTTTTTCTCCTCGTTTAACATAGTGTTTACCAAAAGCATCTTTTGACTTTGTTTGAAAATAACCATCTGGGTCAAGGTGCTTTCCATAATCTAAATTAATAGCATGTTGCACACAACGTCTAACATTTCTTAAAGTGTCGCCACCTTTAATTCCATCAACACTAATGATATGCCCTGTAAAGTTAATAGAATGTTGTTGTCCTGCTCTAATTAAGTCATTTCCGCTTGCTTGTGGCTTAGTTTGAGTATTTTGGGTAGCTTGACTACCGCCACTATTATTAACATCCACAATGGCGTTAAAAATAGCTCGAGCGATTTCCGTTGCCCCAATTGATTTATAATGATTAGCATCTTCTGTATCAACGAAGCACACTTCAATTAACATAGATTTTGCTTTTGTTTTTTTGATTACATATAAACCGTTCCCAGCTTTTACACCACGATTTTTAAATCCTAGATTTGAAATATTTTGACAAACCTCTAGAGCATCGGCGAATTGTCTACCATTATAAGTATATACTTCTACTCCTCGACCACCGCCTGCATTAAAATGAATTGAGATAAAATAATCCAAATCATCTCTGTTTGCCACATTAACAATTTGACTCAAGCAAGATTTTTGACTAGACGCTTTATCAATAGTACAATTTACCACGTTATGACCAGCTGTTCTTAACATTTCCATTAAAGGAGCAGCCACTGCTCTAGTTTCGTTACTTTCATTAATAATACCGTTTGCCCCACTTCCAGGACCCGTTTTAGTATGACCTGCATTTATTCCAATATTCATATTATTCACTACCACCTTTCTTTTTATGTATTAGTAGAAAGTAAACTCTTTCTACTAGTTATTTTTTAAATTTCTTTAGAATCTACTTTTTCACTAACTAATGTAATTAAATTTCTCACTAATTCAAACCCACCAGTAGCCATAACCCCAACAAAAGCACCAATCACTGCTTTTTCAATCGAAGTGTAAATACAATAATAAGAAACACAACCAACTACAGCTAAGATAGTAGGAATTAATTTGTTGTTTACCCAATCCAATCCAACCCATAGTTTAATTAAAAAGCCTAACATTACACAACCTAAGAACACATAAGGGTTAATCATTTCTAAAATAATACTTGTATCCATATTTCATCCTCCTTATAATCTTTATGGAAATTGTAAATTTACACCAAACAATTAAATTTGGTATAAAACTATACTAATGCGTGGTATATTTATTAACAATAGACCACCACACACGGTCTGCGATTGTTTTATGCACGTGCAAAACGAAGGAAGGAGCGACCCTCCTCAATATACTCGGGTTCACCACCCTAACAAACAAACAATCGCCAAGGGCGTAAAGCCATAATTACCAACACATTAAGCCATTCTCTACTTATAGAAGAGAGAATTTCGCACTTTTTACTTTAAATTAATAATTCTAAGATATTCACTTACATTTTCTTTCGATACAATTATTAGGTTTTGACTTGGTGTTGAAGAAAATCTAAATTTCTTAGCATGAGCGTCTGTTCCGCTTAAAGTTCCATTTTCAATAGTTCTTCTTTCGTTGCTTTCACTCAATGCTGGTGAATGTCTATGACCTAATATATGTAAATCAAAATCTCTATGAATTAAACTTGATAAAGTATTTACCGAGTTTTTAGGATTATCATTATGCCCATGACTAGCAATGATATTATGATTATAAACCTTAAAAGTCGCATACTCATCGTCTAATTCATTATCCAAAATTTCGACATTATCAACATCTTCAAACCTGTTCTTTAAATGCCAATCAATTAATCTTGTAAAGTTTTCGCCATCTAAAGACTCCTTTTTATTTGGCATTACCCTAGAATGGTTATCTAGCGTAGAATAGTATCTAATATTAATACCTGTTTGACTAATGTTATAAATCAACTCAGCTATCATTTCAGATACTTCCATAACTTGCTCCATAACATCTTTTACATTTTCTAGTCTAATAGTAGGGTGAATAATCCCACTGCACAAATCATTAAGATTTACAATAACTAATTCATCCAATTTAAACAAATCAATATCTTTTACAACTGATTCATATATTTTTGATACTCTTTTTTTGGCAATTTGGGGATTGAATTTATTTATATGATTATCAATCTCAATACCATAATGCCAATCAGATAGGCACAAAATGCCTTTATACATACCATTTATATTTTTTTTATAATTAAAATTATTAGAAGTCAAAAAAGGCTTTGAATCTTTCATTATCAAAGCATATTCTCTCGCAAAATCAAACGCTTGCTCATATCGAGCATCTTGCACCTTAATTCTTCTTAACAATCTTTTCTCATCGTTAATTTTAACTCTTTCTTTTTCGAGCCTAATACTAGAACGCATAATAGCTTCTTGAATTTCATTTGGAGACGATTCAACAGTTTCTTCTTCCAAGTCATTAATCATCATTTTACAACCATAATATTCTCTACGTGCGACATCTTCACTATGTCTTATATTAAATACTATCTCTATCCAATCAGCATGGCTTCCTTTGAATAATCCATCTTTTCTCATTTGAACCATTCTTTTAATATAGTCAAAGCGACTTTCATTTTTCCCTTGAAAATAATTTTTACTCATCTTCTTCATGTAATTCACCCATTGAGTTAGTTAGCCTTTCTTTTAAATTACCGCCTTGTTTAAATAACATCGCCTTAAATCCAGGCACAATAACTTCATTCTTATTTAAGTCTAACCCTCTGCGTGGAGATTTGTCTACTGTATAAAATTTACCAAAACCAGAGAACATAATAGTATTACCTTGCTCCATGGCTTCTACAATGGTTTCTAAAAATACATCAGTAATCCATTTGCTATCTCCTATTGTGGTGTTTAGATTTTCAGCTAATCTTCTTGCAAAATCTTCTTTGTTTAGTTTCATACAACCCTTCCTTTCTACAAACAAATTGACAAAATATTTTGGAAAATGCATAAATTCCAAAAATGAGTGTTTATTATAGTATATTCATAATATACTCAACGAGCAAAAATATGCTCATCAAGTATATTGAAATTATTTTCTTTTTCCCCAATCAATTTCTCCATAGAATTTCATAAAATTATTGTCTCTTAATATATAGTCGGGATTATTGTTATCTAATTTATAGTTTATTCTTAGTTTTCTAGTATACTTTTGAATATAGTCTTTCCACTTTTGAATTTCTTCTAAATCTTCAACATAACCAACCTCTAATAATTCTTTTAGTTGTCTATTATAAACATTATTAACATTTAACCCTCCCCATTCAGAGAGTATTCTAATATTAACATCAAAATCACCATCATTATTTGCAAATGCTTTAGCATAACATAATATTAATAAGGCTAATTTTCTTGTTGATTTTTTAGTGCTTTGTGTTTTAATATACTCTATATCATCCTTAGATATATTAACCACCCCATCATGACTATCAATAGATACATATTTTTCAAGAACATCTCTAATCAAATGTTTGACACTTAGCTTTATATATAATCCATATTTGTTAGCCCAAGTAAAAATCAACTTTCTAATTTCAACCTCATCATTAATCCCCAAACCATAATAATGCCTAACGAGTAAAGTACAATAATATCTCATATGATAAGCGTTCAAGTCAACTCCATTTAATATATCGTTAACTTTTAGTCTTTCATTTGTCACAACTTACACCTCGCTTTTAATTTCTTTTAATGAATATCTTTCTCCTAATATCTCAATATCACCACTATCATCTCGATATGGTATATTATGAGTGACTGCTTCTATGTTATTAGGTAACCAATCTCCAACCACCGCCCATAAAATCTTTTTGCTTTTTTTTGGATATTTCTCATAACATAATTTAACAATACAATTTACAATCAATTTTTTGTTGCTTGTAATTTTTAACAACTTATCTTTATAATCCTCATAATAATAAGCCCAATCAACTTGATATTCTTTTGCAAACTTTTTATTAACGTTTAAATAATTGTCTTGGATATACTCTTTTGCTTTTTCATATCTATTCAAATCCTTGGCTTCTTTAATAGTTAAATTATTTTTATCCTTTACTTGTTTTATTCTATTGTCTCCATAAGCATTTAAATTACGTTGTTCAATAATTAAATCTTGCGACAAGTTAACAAATTCTAAATAAATCTTTTCTATTTTACCCATAACATCTTGATTATCCTCAACACCTTCATCTATCATAATAGTATAATCAAAGTTATCATAAGTTCTTGTGTATTTTATTTTTCTTTCCCAATTCTCTATTTTAAAACACATTGCGTTCATATTACTTCGGTATTTATTAAAATCTCTTAAGGTGGCGTAATATGGACTACGATACTTCATAAAGTATGGAATTGGTCTTGCATACTTGGCGATTGCTTTTGGTAAATTAAATCTTATCCCAGTTTTTGACGCATCAACCTCTTTGCCAACAAAAATACTTAGCGTAGAGATATAATCATCATGTATTTTTTTTGTTTTTTCTGTTTTTTTCATCTTGTTATGATAACAACTGCTGTAATTAGAATATTCTCCAATTCTATTACTAGAATTATTAATTATTAATTTTTCGATGCTATCAATATTATAATAATCTGGTTCTACAGTTATTTTATCTTGAACATCCATGGTTACTGGAATCGACATATCAACCCCTTTAATCATGGTTGGTTCGTCTAAAACGAACAATAAATCACCGTCAAAATCGCATCCATTTAATCTCGCCATATGTGGACTATTACAATCTATCATACAAACATTTTGCAAATGTCCTAAATACTTTTCGATTAGTTCATTTCTTACATATGTAACTACATCGTGTTCTGAGCTGCAAATATGTGGATTTCGTGTAATGAGATATTCTTTTCCAACTTCGTAACCGCATCTACCTCTAGTCCAAAACTCTTGAAATTCTAAACAACCATTTGGTTCTAGCCCACCAATATGCTCCATAAACAAAATCAAATCAGGAACTGCAAACTTAAAACAACCCCTTAAATATAACTTTCCGCATTTAGCATCGTTTATATTTCCTTTTAATAAATTTATAACATGATTTACCACACCCTCTTGCTTAAGCATCTCTGGATTTTTAGCAATGGCTTTAATATAATTACTACTAAGTTTATACTTATCTCCACAAATTCCTAAGAATGTTTTTACATACTCCTCTTTGCCATCTATGACTTTTTGAAAATAATCCAAAGTTTTATCTCCCAACTTCTCAAAGTCTGAAAATGGGATGTTTAAATCTTGTAATATTTGATAATTTGCTTTTGTATAAATTTTCTCATCTTTTTCATTAAAATTATATTTAGCAATGCCAAATACATGGTCGTACTCTTCTAACTTAGATAAATAATATTCCCAATCTCTATAATCGTTGTAATATTTGAAATAATTAAAACCTTTATACATGGACTTATCCATAATAATCATAGGTTCATAAACGCTATGTTTAACACCCCAAATATCTTCTATCCATTCAACACCATGGTCAACAAAAAACTTTGTATAATCAACCTTATGAATACAACCCTTCATATAGCACGCTCTAACAATCATAGTATTAATATCCTTTGGCAAATCTAACTCTTTAGTCATTTCTTCAACAACTAAAGGATGAACTATACCCATTCCATCAAAACAATCTATTTCAATATCTCTAGTTTCTTCCTCTATTACTTTTTTAGTATATTCGATAATTTCTCCATCTTCATTTTTGAATGTATCTTGTTTATCATGCAAACATTTAATTTTTACATTTTTTATAGTTCTATTTAATCCTTTGGTGATAATTATCTTAGGCATATAATTTTCTAGCATATGACACCCAGTTAACATCAACCCTCTGTATGCTGATAATTTGCTTACTACTGTTTTGTCAATCCTATTATCCATAGATATTCTTTTATCTAATTCTTGTGCGATAGTTTTATCAACAAAACTTAACTTCCCAGTCCTGCTCATAGAACCACTGCGTTCACTTAATACAAATTCCTGGTCATTAAATCTAAAACCGTTTCTAACTATTGATTTTAAATCCTCTTCCTTTGTTCCTCCATCAAATTCAACAAAAGCAATATATTTATTCATTTTATTATTTGTATTCGTAATTAATCTAATTTGTCTAAACTCTTGATTATCACTAGTATACTTTAAATGACTTTTGATATATTGATTATCGCCAACTATCATAAAGTTTTCTTCAATAATTTCCTTTAAATTAAAATTTAAAACTTTATACAACTTTGGAGATTTCATTAATAATCACCACAACTTCCTATTTTATTTTCTTAAAATTTTTCTTAATTTCCTATAATTTCTTTTATTTTCTTTTTATTTCAATTTATTTTAGAAATTATAATCATCACGAAAATCTTCTATTTGTTTGCGATACCAAAAATCATATTCATCAACAATTAATTCGTCTTTGATACTTTTCGGCTTATATCTGTTATAAGACATCTCTGACCATTCTGTTCCCCCCTCTTCATCACCATAACAATCATCATAAATAATTTTATTTTCCATTTTACTTTATTTCCTCCTATAATTCATGTGATTTACTTTACTATTATAGTATATCATACACCATCGCCTTTGTAAATACTTTTTTGTTATTTCTTTTAGTTGTTTAATCTTATAAATTTATTTAATAAATCATATTGATTAGATAAAAAGTAATTATCATACATAAAAGCCTTGTCATTATTTTCAGACAACATAATCATGCCCTTATTATTAGTTCTAGTATATTTGTTTTTGATAGTATCTTTTAATATTGTAACAAATGTATTATTTAATCTTCTTTTATCTAATGTTTTATTTTTTAACTTATCCCTATTTAAAATTTGAATATCATACGCTTTGCAATGTCCGTTACAATCAAATCTATTATTTATTTCTTCGCTGACCTTAGCGTAAAAACTTTCTTTAACGCTATTAGACTTATACATAAGGTCTGCTTCTTTTTCCAATTCAAACTCTGCCAAGACTTGATTATAAATATCTTTGATAATATATTCTTCATTCATATCAACTTCTCTAAACGTTGATAAATCATAAAATTCGTGATTATCATATCTTAATAAATAAGTATCTCTTTTTATTAAACAATCATTAGACATTTTTTTAAACACATAATCAAGGGTTGATGATATTCTACTTAATACAATTTTATTAAATTCATTATAGTTAAATTGATTTGAATTAATCTTTTCCAATTCCTTATCGCTTAACTTCATTCCAAACTTATCGTTAATCATACCAACATCTTTTAATAGTTTACTTTTTGTTAATACAATTTTATCTTCTTTATATTTATTCAAGACACAACATATATTGTTGTATAACAAGTTGCTAAGACCGTTTTCTCTTCTTTCTTTGCTTAATTTTTTCTTTTCTTCTTTTTCTAATTTTTTTTCTTCTCTTAATTTTCTTCTTTCTTCTTTTTCTTTATTCAATCGCTCTCTATCTTTTCTTTTTATTTCTTTTTCTCTTTGTTTTTCTTCTCTTTCTAATTTCTTTTGTTCTCTTAGCTTCCTTCGTTCTTCTTTTTCTAATTTTTTTTCTTCTCTTAATTTTCTTCTTTCTTCTTTTTCTTTATTCAATCGCTCTCTATCTTTTCTTTTCTCTTCTCTTTTTTGTTCCTTCTCTTTTTTCTCTAAATCTTTTTTTCTTTGAGTTTCTTTTTTTCTATTTTCTATTTTATTTCTTTTTACATCATCTAATGCTTGTTTTAATTTATTTGTTTTTTCTTGTGTATAAATATCATTGATTATAAACTTTACACCGTCTTTACCATAATCAAAATACAATCTCCATTTATCTAATTGTATAACCCTACTTTTACCGCCCATGTAAGGCTCTTCTAATATTTCGCACATTGTTTTATAGTTTTTAACAACTTGACCATTGCTTAACTTATTCAAATTCATCATATTCCCCCTATACACTATCTTAATTTATTATTGTTATCACTAAGTATGATAAAAATAAAACACACAACTATCAACATTGTTATAAAAGCATCGGGGTATGTCATAATAAAATACCCTAACACAAATAATATATATATTAATAATAACCTTAAATCATTCTTCATAAATAACACCCCTTATGACACTAATGAAGGACAATCTTCATTGTCGTTTTGCTCGTTGGTAATATCCAACACATAACAAACTTCGCTTTTGTTAAACGCTCCAATCAAAGTATCAAAATCTTCAATATGAAAATAATTCTCTAAATTATGATTGTGAAGTTTGTCATCAAGACAATCATTAACACCAATTGCGTGTTCCTCATCAATGTCAACAATATTAATGTTTGCATGACAAACCAAATCTTTAACATCATCAGCATCTAATTCAACTTTATCTTGCAAAACAACATCATCCAACATATCAACTAGTAATCCCTTATCATATGCCTCATAAAAATAATAAGTATCATTATATTCAACCATAGCAACATTATTTAGCGTAACGCTATGACCGTTTTTTAATACTAACAAATAACTATGACCAACCTTAACTTCTTCAAATTTTAAATTATTATTTTCCATTTTTTATATTCCTCTTCTTTCTTTTATTTTTTATATTAACTATACAAATTTCATGACAATGCTCACATTTTGCCACATATAAACCATATTCAAATAAATAATTGTGGGATATATCATTATCTAATTTATATCTTTCTAACAAATCTTTAATTTCTTCATAATCTAAATGCTTAGCTACAAATGGCTTACTCATAACATTTCCACAATGGGGGCATGAATATTCTATTGAAAAACACTTTGCATGTCTCTTAATTTCTAGTAGTTTTTTCATATGCTATTGATTTCTCCAAATCTTGAATTGCGTCAATTCTTGTTTTTCCACATCCCCATATTTCCTCGTGTCCTTTTAAATATGCTATCCATATATCTTTTTCTTGCGTTTGTTTAAGGAAATTGTAATTTGCATTATTTGTTATTGTTCTTTGTTTTGTTTCTTTGCCTAGGGTAATTATAACTTCACCATTTGCAAAATCATTATTTTGATAATTAGTATTTTTCTTTTTTGAAACATTGGAATGTATTGATAATGATGAATTATCCTCTCGCATTGACTTTAATGTTCTTTCAACTATATCATATACTTCGTTTGTACACTTATGTCCTGTTTCCAATTCTATTAAGTTTGATTTAATTGCATTATTCTTATCTTGTTTCTTTTTTAAAAACATATTACTAATCATTGACATTTTTTATCTCCTTTCTATTTGTAATACAATCATAAATCATAAAAAGCTTCATAAGCAATATCCTCATAAGCACATCTTTTTAATTTATTAATAAATTCATCGAGACTTGTATATTGCTTTGTTCTTTTTAGTTCATAATCTATATATTCTTTCCATTGAAGTCTTTTAAGGTCAAAATCAATTTGTACTTCATGCTCTTCTTCTCCAATTATAGTATAAGCAAGACTGATAATATCTGGTATATCAAAAATAGATTTATAGGTTATATCATCAAACTCTCTTAATGAGTATTCTTGTAAGGCTTTTAACAATTCTCTTTGTTTTCTTTTGCTTTTGTATTCAACTAATTGTTGCATGGCTCGTTCTTTTACAATGGCACAATTATAATGTCTTGAATTATCATAGTTTGCATCATATAAAGTATTGCCATCATCATAAGAACCCAAAACACATGATACATGGTCAATACATCTATCTCTATGTTTTTTATAAAACATACACTCGCCACAAGTTTTAGGCACTCCAATTTCTAATAATGTCTTATTCATATATATCTCCTTTCATAAATATCTTATTCACAAGATAATAATAACATATACATAATATCATTTCAATACCTATTATTAAATTTATTCAATATTTTAATTTGCTGTACTATGATTGTTTCACTAGCGTGAAATGACTTCGTCGTTGCTTGGGTATATTATATTTATTATTAATTAAATGTATATTAAATAAAAATATAATTACAACATGAAATGTTGTACCAAACGAAGTGCGGTAGGCGTAAGCGCTAGTTGCATTGGAAATACTTAATCAATATATATTTCTTTGGCGTACAAGTTTTCTTATTGCAATATGTTATTATTGATTAAGTAATTATCTCTTGCATAGTGAAATGTGGTAGATAAATTAATCCATTGTTAATTAAGCAATTCGCAATTGATAAATTATTATATGTATATTAGTTGTTTTGTCTTTATATATGTACTCATTTCACTTCGTTCAATTTCGTTGCTTGGGCGTTCACTTTGTTCACTTGCTCTCACATTCGTTCGAGTATTATATTTATTTTTTGTAACTTGTGATGAGTTGATAGATTACATTTTATAAAATTTATAAGTTTATAAGTTTTTGATAGTCAGTGTATATATATTATATAGTTATATACAGCAACTAACAAAATCAATTAATTTAATAAATTTAATATTTAATACACCTAATGTACTTAATGTGGTTACAATTTTTATCATTATACCTTTTATGCACGTTTATATATAGTAATTCAATCATATTACCATACATAAAATCAATCTATTTTAAAATCACACCTATTTATCGCATATATCATAAATTACAATACCATAGGTACTATTTTATCAACAATTGCATATACATAGTAGTATAAGAACATTAATTTATGCGACTATCATATAACACGGTAACGACTATATATGAATAATATATCATAAACGGAATATATGGTTAAATTGCATTATAAATTATACATCGTTCACGAATACGTTAGATTTTAAGCCACAATCAATGAATTGAACTACGAACATACGAAATTGATATAGAACGTATGTGATAAGTACAAGCACCATCCTATCAAATAAAATAGTGATTATATTTTCAAATACGCCCCCACATATGCTTATTTGCACCATGCCCCCATTTTATACAACCTAATACATATTAGATTGTATTTTTTAATAAAAATAAATATAATTTTAAATTCTAAATATTATAATACATTTTAAAATTACCCCAATACTTAAGCACCTTAACGATTGGACTATAGCACACCTTTTAAAAAATACTTACCACCACACACAACCCAACACAATCCACCAACCCACTCCACTATCCTACACCATTACTCATACTACTTATACCTTACCAACCATATCACCCTAGCATACACCACAAGGACAATATAAACCAATCTAAGCACCAAACTTATTAACTAATACATTTACACCATACACCATTAAACACACCACACAAGCCATGTATAAGCTATACACCATAGCATACATATATAACATAGTTAAGCACCTTAACAATATATAATTATAATCATGTAACCTACTATATACCATACAATCACAATATAAGACCATACACGCACAAACTATACAACTATACCAATTATACCTAACAACCACAAACAACGCTCACACAAGCGTTAAATGCTCTATAATAGACATTACACACTAAACCATATTAATATAAATATAAACAATAATATATCTATCTAAATAATAAAATATAATTATTATATTTATATTACAATACATATTCATTATCATTACATTATATAGTATATGATACTACATTATATCACATACATTAACATTACTACATAACTATATAACAATATGATATATCAATACAATAATAATATATATCTAACTTAATAATGTTATAACAATATGACAATGAACTTACATTATTACCTATCATTATATTGTTATAACATTATTACATATATACATTATTACTTAATAACATTCATTTAATTATACCGACTATTAAACATGGTTTTAAAAACTACATTCAACAATAATAAATACTATATCATTATCATTACAATTAAACAACATTATTCCATATAGTATAGATATAAAAGCATATGATAGCCCTAGAACGCAAATATAAGCCCATAGGCAATCATTTTACTATGATATGATAAATAATACCTATTACACATAAAAGCGTTTGTATGGGCTCTAAAATGGCTTATTCTAATATTCTTGATAATCTAACACTTTAATATATTGATATAGCACTTTGTAATTACAATTATGATTATAAAAACATTTACATTATCGATATATTAAAATAAGCTAAATACAAGCCATTGGAGCGTTGTTTTATTAAAAAGGTATAACAATACCTAAAACCCTAAAACGCTTCTCCATAGCTTTATATTTAGCTTGTAGATTATTATATGTATTTTATTAAGAACTATAAATAACCCTACTTATTAAAATAGGGTTATATTATTTGCTTATTTATATTTATAAATTAATACCAATATAAATATCGTTGACATACTCTTTAATAGAAAAGACTTCTTTATTATATAAAGCATTTTTTATTATTCTTAAAATACTTGAGCTTTTGCCTTTTATTATTGCTTGCCCGTTAGAATCATAGATATACACAAAATCATCGAAATAATCCCGCAAAACATCTCCTAATTTTAATGGAGTCATAAAATCCACAAAAATGTAAAAGGTATTTCCATAATCTAAGACTTTGGCTACTCTTGCGCTTTGAAGCTTGTGATTGCATTGGTGCTTTAGCGATTCTCTATCACCATAGACAATTAGCCTTTCATTTTTATCGTGGATAAATATTTTTTTATTAAACTCTTCGCTTTCTAAATAATCTCTTAATAGTTCCATGTCGTTAGTTCTCTCCTAAATTTAAGATATAGGTTGTTTTGTTATGGTACAACTTTAAACCATAATTATTAGTGTTTTATAATTAATAATTTATTTCTAAATTAATAGATATTAGTTTCTTGTCTTTACTAATTTTGGTAATTTTGCTTTTAATAATATTATGCCCTAACATTGTAAACAAATGTTTAGCTTTTCCTTGCGCAATTAAGCAATTATTCCTATCGACTATAACAAGTTTCTTATCATTGTTGGATAAAAATAATAAATCATATAAGTTCACCTATTCATCACCCCTAAATATTTAGCTTGCTTAGTTCATTAAGATAGCTAGATTCGTTTAATATAATAATTAAAGTGTCGCTATCTAAAACTTTTTTAACCTCGATATCCAATAACCATTTATCACTTTTGTTACGATATAATTGTCTAACCATAATATCATTTTTAATAATCTTATTGTTTTCTCTTACAAGACTAATTGTGAAATCACTACTTTTTACTAATCCTAAATTTTGCAATTCTTCATCTAATGTATATAACATATTTTTATCCTCCTTGAAAGGCTTTTTATAAGGAAGCCTTTAACCTTGTAGTTCTTTTTGTAATTCTAAAACCTCAACATGAATTTGATACACATCTTTGAAAAAATTATCCGCCATAGCTTGATATTTTTCATATGTTTTATCGCTTACTAAACCTTGCTCATTAAAAAATCTGTAAGCATCAATAACATTTTTGACATTTTGAATATGATTTAAAATATTTGATACCTCGTTTTTACGTTGTTGCTCATTTAGTGGTCTTTCTTTTAATTCCTTATAATCTTTTAATACCCAATTATATTCTTCATCTAAAAATTGTTGTTTCATTATTCTCTATCTCCTAACTTAATTATAATATCAATTTCGTTGCATTTGCTAAACTCGTTATTATTTTGATGATAAATACTTATGTCTAAGACCTCGCTATCTAAAAATGCAAATCCTAAACTTAGGTTTAAAACTTTGGCTTTGTTACCAAACAAAAATACTTTTTTACCTAAATTATTATATGTATAAACCCTTACCCACGCATCGCTATATTCTTTTAATCTTAAGTAATCTTTTAATTTTTCCATTATTGTTCGCCTCCTAATTTAAAATCGACTGTAATGTTGCAATCATTAACACGAACAACATCTAAATTTAGAAAATAATAACCTAACACATCAAATAGTTTCCAAGGGTCACCCCTTGCAATTACGTTACTATTAATATCAAAGATATAAATATCTTTTCCAAAATCTTTAAATAATACATCATTTAATTTCATTTTCTTTCTCCTTAGGGGTTTGCCCTTTCTTCACTTATTATATTATCACAATATAACATATAGGTCAACAATTATTTTAAATTAATTTAAAAATTATAAACCTTGAATATATTTACATTCTTCTTCAAATATATTAATCAATTCACTAATTTCAAAATATTGCTCTTTATATAATAAAAATGTTTTATAATCACCGTCGTTAGAAATTAATAGCATTTGAGTTTCGAAAATGTCAATCACTTTTGAAAAATCACTAAAAGCACTATATTTGTTATATTCATCAATCAAACACATATCACAACAACCATCATTTAAGAATAAAACCATTTTAACATTACCACAATTTTTTACAAACATTTCTTTCACCTTTATAGGAATTAATTTCCTATCCCTTTCTACAATATAAGGATACCATAATAATATTATAAAGCAAAGTATTTTTTAATCCATAAGTAAAATTTTTTATTTCTTATTTAATATCTTTGGTTGTTACCTCCTACACTAAAATCAATTACAATATTACAATGTTCATCATCAATATCATCAATACGAATAACTCTTAGATTTAGAAAATAATCACCCAACACATTAAATAACTCAATTGCTTTACCGTATAAAATCATATGTTTATTAACACCATGTAAATAAACATGTTTCTCAAAATCTTTCAATAATGCTTCATGTAATTTCATTTTCTTTTCTCCTTTTCTTATCCTTTGACACCATTAATTATATACTACTTTATTAATAATGTAAAGGATTATTTACATTTTCTTTTTATTTAATATCTTTTGTTTTAAGATTAGTTACAAATATATCAT